GGTGCCGGTGGTTGGTCTGGAAATGGCGGCAAAGGCGGTGTCGGCAATAGCGGCGTCGGGACTGCCGGCACTGGCGGTGGTGCCGGTGGCGGTGGGGGGATGAGCAGCGGTGGCACCGCGCAAAATGGTGGTGGCGGCACTGATGTTTATGGTCTCACATCTTCTGGCGCTGGTGGAGCTACTGGCACTGGCGGCGGCGCTGGCTCAGGCGGGCAAGCAGGTTATAGTAGAGGTGGACGTCACGGCGGTGGTGGCGGCGGCAGAGAAGATGACACTGCAGGCGCTGGTGGCAATGGTGCAGGCGGAGTAGTAAGAATTATATGGGGTGGAACACAACCCAGATCATTTCCAAGTACGAGAGTTACTAATGCGTACAATGATGTTACGGAAGTTACTGCTGGCAGTAGTTATTGATAAAGGAATAATAATGGGCAAGCGTACAGGAAAATTCAGCATATCTAGAATATTTAAGAAGGACAGTAGAAAATTTTCTGCTCCTGATGTAATTAGTATTGAGGCACCTTCTGCTAAATCTAAAACCGGTAAAAAAGCAACATTTACTTCTGGTTCAACCATAGGAGAATTGTCATATTCGGATACTACTAAAAGACTTTATGTTTGGAATGGATCAGATTGGCAGTTCGTATCTTCTGGAAGACAAGATGCTCTTACGAGTACAATTGCAACTTCCTCTGGAGATGCTGCGAGTATCACATTAACAACTTCTGCTGGAACAATTACAATGACTGCTGTGAATCAAATTTACGCCACAGTAGATCAATCTATATTTTATTCATATTATATGTATGATACAGATAATAATTATTACAGTCCACAAAGAGGAAGTTTGCCTAATCAAATAGCTTCTATAACTGGATATGAGAGTTCTGGTGTTTTTACGATAACGCCCAACAGTCCACATGATAATAAAGTATTTACATTTGTTGCAGTAGCCAGTGATGGTAGATCACAAGCAACTCACAATGTATCTTTATCTATAAGTTAGAAAGAGAATAATCATGCCATCTAAAGCACTAAATTTAGCTAAGTTTTTTAGACCGACTGAAGATGGAAAGATAGATCCATTACTTGTAGATTTTACTGGTACCGGCACAACTCCGGGTATAGTTTCTATAGAAAACATATCAAATTTAGGTAGCGGCACTGAAGGACAAAGTGCCTTTGTAACGTCTACAAAATCTCTATATTTACATGATGGAACAAAATGGAATAGGGTTTCATCTGGAATAAATTCTGCTCCGATATTTAAAACTAATCAACCACCAGACACTCTTTCACTCTCAATTGATGGCAATTCTACTACATTAAACGCAACTGCAGTTGATCCAGAATATGATTCTGCTGTTTTTCCTATAGAATACTCTTGGGAAATTACAGATGGTTCTGGTGTTCATACTAATACTAGTGGTACATTTCCCGCACAGATAACAAATATTAGTGGTTTCGAATATACTGGAAATTATGTTATAACACCGTCAACTAATGTGTCTGATTATGGGACATTAACTTTTAAAGCTATCGCTTCAGACGGATCAGCAACTACAGCAAAAAATGTTACTATTACTTTAGATAACACTGCACCTACTGCAATTGCAGGAATTTCAAATTCATACAGTCTTGCATTAGATGGAACAGCCACAGTTCTTACAGCAACATCTACAGATCCTGAAGGATATGCTCTGACATGGTCCTATGAAGTAACGACAGGAACTTTAGGAACTACAGCAACAATATCTCAGGCTGATAATGTATTTACTATTACACCAGGAACATCAAATGCAGATTCTGGCACTTTTACCGTGACTATTAGTGTTACAGATGGAACTAATACTACGACTAAAGATGTTGTAGTGTCTCTACAGTTTGTACCTCAAGTAGACATTCTAGTAGTTGGCGGTGGTGGTGGCGGCAGCGCATATGGCGGCGCAGGCGGCGGTGGTGGGGAATATAAAACTTGGACTGGAACGCTAGTTGCAAATAGAGAATATATTGCAAGTACTGGCGCTGGCGGTGAAGATCCGTATCGCTGGAATTATCCTGCCAATGCTGGCACACGTAGCCAGTTTTATTATGGAGTTGACTGGCGAATTAGAGCCGGTGGCGGAGGCGGTGGCAGCACGACATACACAAGCGCCACCACCAGCACCGCATATTATGCTGGTGGAGGATCAACAGGTGGAGGATCACGCTCAAATAACGCAGCCGCGCCAGTTACAAACATTTATAATTCATCTACAGATGTTGGAACTGGATATCGCTATCTGGGAGGCAATGGCGGGGGTGACCACGGCGGCGCTGGCGGTGGTGCAAGCGAAGTTGGCGCCAACCAATCCAGCAACTGGTCTGGCGGCGGTTATGGCGGTGATGGCAAAACATGGTTAGACGGAAACACTTACGCTGGTGGGGGCGGTGCTGGAGTTGATTATGCACAGTATAACAATGTATCTCAAGGTGGTTCTGGTGGCGGAGGCAATGGGGCTGAGTATTACTCGCACAATGGTGACCATGGAACTGGAGGCGGCGGTGGCGGGTCTTTTAATAATACTCACTCTGTTAATCGTGATGATCACAGCCACGATAGCCATCAAGCTGGTACCTTTGGAGGAAATGGTATAATTATTATAAGAGTACTATCAACAGCGTGGCAACCGACTGTAACTGGTTCTTATTGGACAACAACTACTAGTGGAGGTTATACTTATTATAAGTGCGTTCGTCTAGGTTCTTATAACGGCAGCGGTCGAGTTGACGGTGGTTCACAGCATAACGCAACATCACTAGCATTTGAAGCCGCCCGAGGAACAGTGACTGGCACATTAAAATGGCAATAGGAGGATAATTTAAGTGGCAACAATAGGAAGAAATTTAGCAAAGCTTTTAAACAGCAGCAATAAGTTAACAGATGAAGATTTAGAAGCTAAGTCAATTTCTACTTATGTAGACTTAGCTTCTTTACCTGATAATCCTACTGCAGGAACAAAGGCTTATGTTACTGCCACATCTAAATTTTATTTGTGGACAGGTATATCTTGGAGATCAATAGATTTTACAAATGCAACTCCTAGTTCTATTACCGGAATTAACGCTACTTACACACTAAGTGAATATCCAGAAACTATAGTCGCAACAGCTACAGACGCCGATGGTACACCTCTAACATGGTCTTGGGCAATCACTTCTGGCTCTCTTACTAATGGAGGTGGAATTACTGCACATATAGCAAATACAAACAACACTTTTATTATTACCGGAACAAGTACTCCAGCATTTGCAGGAACATTCGATGTTACATTTTCAGTTACAGACAATATAGCAAATGCAGTAACATTTACCTCGACAATTACTTGTAATGGTTCATAAAGTCAACATAAAATTTATATAAATAACACTAACAATGCAAATAAGAAATTGGAATAAATCAATGGCAACAGGTACTGATAAAAGACTAGATAGAATTGAAGAAAAAATAGATATTTTATCTGAAGCATTGGTTACCATAGCTAGATTTGAAGAAAAGATGGACGCATACGCAAAATATAGAGATGATTCTTGGGCAAGAATGAATAAGTTTTCAGAAAAGCTTGATCAAATAGAAAAAAAAGTAGATGAACAAGGTCACACAATTAATGTGATTAATAAATTATTTTGGTTGGCAATTGCTGCCGCCGCGACTGCCGTAGCAGCACAAGTGTTAATGTAAGGAGAAAACAATGAACACTAATGACACGCAAAACAACATTGCCAACGCATACATGCAAATGTTGGCACTAGAAGAAAAGAAAAGAAATGGCAAGCACAGGATGCCAGATGGGTCTATGATGAAAGATGATGATCCATCCATGTCAGAGGACAATACAAATAAAGTATCCGATGATGGTGAAGGACTTGATAAAGTTCAGCCTAAAGCACTGAAAAAGAAATTCAAAGATCGTAAAGATAAAGATATTGACAACGACGGTGATGTAGATAAATCAGACGAATATCTTGATAATCGCAGAAAAACTGTCAGTAAAGCTATCACTGCAGAAGATAAGGATCCTTGCTGGGATAGTCACGAAATGGTTGGAATGAAAAAGAAAAACGGTAAGACTGTTCCTAATTGTGTACCTAAAAATGAATCTGTAGACGAATCTAGAGTTAGAAAAAATAGATCAATCATAGGCGATATAGCAAATATTTTTAGCAAGAAAAAAGATGCCAAAAGATGGGTAACTAAAAATGAAGCCATTGAACACAAGGCAGATATTGTTTTAGCTACAATGGATGAAGGACATACTTTAGATGAAGCCGAAGAAATGTTCGAAGTCTGGCTAAACGAAAAACACAGCAAATGCGATGATCCAGATTGCAAAGATTGTAACGATGATTATGGAGACGATCAAGATGATCGGGAAGATAAAGATTCTGTCTTGAAAAAAGAAAAAGAAAAAGGCAAAGTTGACGAAAAATCAGTTAAAGAGTCTACACAACCTGATATGATTATGGCTACTCTTGATCTTATGAGAACCCAAGCTGATCCTTTAGCTGAAGCTAAACCAGCAGGAAAAATGACTGCAGCACAAAAAGCAAAAGCCAGAGCATTAGCTAAAGCGGACAAAGATGCCCAGCCAAAAGATAAAGTATCACTCAAGAAAGCTCCTTGGGATGAATCTGTTGAAGTTGATGAAGCCTCAGAAGAGGGTAAAGTTCGAATTATTAAAACTAAAGATAGTAAGTTTCAAGTACAGCGGATGACTAAAGGTGAGTTTGTCAATCAAGGTAAACCATACGCAAAAAAAGCACAAGCTGAAAAAGAAAGAAGTAGTGGTCAAGCATCTATGCAATTCGAAGGTGTTAAAGCTACTGGCGCACAAGCGAAAGCACTGCATAAACTTATGCTGAGAGCAATAGGCAAAAAACAAATGCCAACTACTCGCAATGGGCATACTAGCTCTATCGCAACAAATGGAGATTTTGTAGTACATGGTTCTATGGGTCAAGTTGCAGGTAGAATCAAAAAAGGCGATTTCGTTGATCCGATGAAAGAGTCAGTACAAATTTCTGAAGCTACAGATTTTAAATCAACATTCGATGGTCTGAAAAAAGGTGACACAGTAAAAATTAAATATGGATCTTCACTTTCAAAAGGGCAAGAAGGAACATTTAAAGTAACATTTAAATCTATTGTTGGTAAAGCTAAAGTTGGAAAAATCACTTTAGTTAAACAGGGCGAAGGTGCTGCAAAACTAAAACATTACCTCTATGATAGAAACGGCAAAGTTTCAATGGCAATGGGTGATATGGGTGCAAGCATGACTAGCTTGGTAAAAGAATCTGTAAATATTGAACTCGAAGAGGGCATTGTTACAAATCTAGTCGATAAGGGATTGAATAAAGTCCTAGACAAACTTGAAAAAATGACAGGTAAACATCTTGGATTTGTAAAAAAGTCAACAGTACCATCAGCTGGTAAAGACGCTGCAAACGATAGTTTACGTGGCGACCAATTTAAAAAAGAAGCAGAAGATTTTCACCGCAAAGCCAAAAAACAGTGGACATGGTCTAAAAAAGAGCTTAGTAAAGGATTTAAGTTTTATGGAAATGGTGATAAAGCACAAACTCCGAAATATGGTGGCCCTGCAATGCGCCAAATCCCAGCAGATCAAAAGGAATTTGTTAAACGTCTAGAAGTAGAGATGCAGGAAATCATAGACATGCATACACAATTAGAAAAAATGATGCAAACTACTGGAAATTCTGTAAAGTATCAAAGAACAATGGAAAAACTGGAATCTGATACAAATAGAGTTTTTAAAGAAATTTCAAAGGCTGGAGATGAGGACAATGCTGCCACTTACACCAGCAAATATCGGGCAATGCAAGGTATGGACAATCTCAAAAAAGCAAAGAAAATGACGCATAAAGAGCCGAATCAAAAAAGTCCTGCAAAATTCAGAGCATTTGCAAATAGAGGTGAATCCGTTGACCTTAATACTAATGTAGAAGAAAGTTTTTTAGATAAGATTAAATTTACTCCAAAAACGTCTGTTGAAGGTATTTCGGAAAAGAAAAATTCGTATCTTATGCAAAAAATAAAAGAAGATGCAGAGACTACAGACACTTGGAAAGATCAAGTAGCAAATCGTCGTGTTGATAGAGTTGCTCCTAGTGGTACTGGTATGACTGAAGCTGATTTTGTTGCAATGCATAGCCCAGAAAAAGCAGAAGTTTACGATTTTGTCAATGGTCCTGTAGTTGTAGCTAAAACACATGAAACCATTGCAAATTCTACATCAGAAGGTCCTAAAAGACATAACGATACAGATGATGGTGACGCTAATATCGTAAGAAAAGGCACTTAATAATTTAAAGAGTATATTTTAATGAAAATATTTGATAATGTAGACGAAGATAATTTTGTAATTTTTGCAGCAAGGCATTACTATAATCCTAAATGTATTGATATTGAAGAATTTTATGAAGATTTGAACAGAATAAAATATATTAAAAGATTAGTGAACAGATATGTTTCTAGGGAAGATAAGAAACTATCTGTTCGCCTTATACTAAATCATATTGTTGTAATATTCAATGTTTTTGGTATTGAGGCGTCTTTGAAGATTATGAGGCTAAAATTTAATGATAACCATTGGTCAATCATTAAGCCATTTTTAGTGTTTTTGAAATATATAAAAAATGACGAATATACTGGAATAGAAATGGACCAGTATGTAATAGATGAACTAAGAAAGATATAAAATGGGAATGATAGCCAGGGCAGGCGATCTGCTTTATACATTTAGATTTTTGACGTTATTAGTAACTCCGTTCGATAGAACAAATGCCTTTAAAATGGGTATTATAGATAAAGACGGCGTTAGACAGAAAGAAGTTAAAATCGAAAGTACTGCTCAAAAAGGAGCATACACCCATTTTCATAGACTAGTGTTCAATGTAAAAAAGATATTAGGTAAAGTGCCCGGAGGTAAATCTACTGTTGCGTCTTATGCTGCGGCTCTATACCTCATTAAAGAAAAATTAGATTTGAGCGATAAGTCTGTTTTGCAAATAGCAGAAAAAACAGGTTATTCAGAAATCAACTTTTTAGCTGAAGATAATAGATGGTTCTTGACTGACGATGATAAACTATCACATGGAACGTACAGGCTTAAATATTCTAAAGTCGTGAACAGTACTGTGGAAGAAATAGTGCGTCCTAAAGATCAAATAAGAATTTCAGAAGAATGTTATCCTATAGGTAATATTCTAGGTCTAAATATATATGAAGCAACACACGTTAAGACAAATCAAAAAATTTATGTCGCAGTCGAGGAACTAATTAGATGAAAAAATTAAACGAGTTATCACCAAAAACTAAGGCTGATTATTCCAAAGCGGCTACAAGAAGTTTAGTGCCCACAAAAAAATATGCAGATAATTATTCAGATGCAGCAAAAGCGTCTACAGGAAAGGATGCAAAGATGTATCAAGATAGATCAGATAAGAATAAAAGAGATTTTATAAATCGTGTCAAAGGCATTTCAAGAGCCAACAAATCTGTTAATGAAGGTTTTATGGACACTATAAAACAATTAGTGCCCGGCGCAAAAGGAAAGCCTGCAAAAAAACTTCAGAAAAAAGTAAAAAAACCTGATAATGCAGAACAAGTTAAATTAGCTGCAGAAATAAATAGAAAATTAAAATTGATTGATGGTTTAATGAAAAAAGTGGGACCACTAGGCGGTCAGCTTGGAAGATTGATGGCATTTCGTAGACTTCCGCTGGCAAAAATGACTCCAAAAGGTATGTACATAGCATTGAACGATTGGTATCATTCTGTAGAAGATGAATTAGACTATGGCGATGATAGTGACGCTTTAAAGAAAAAGTATGGACGTTCAGTAGAAGACCTTTATGAACTTTGGGAAGAAGTTGGATTTAAACTAAGTGACTATATGTGGGCTTCTGGATATGATATTAAGGGAATCGGTCAGATGGCAAAGATAGGTTTCCCCGCTAAAAAGAGAACAGATTCAGAATGGTTGAAAATGAATGAATCTGTAGAACTTGATGAAAACTTTATCGCATTTGATTTAGAACATGAGGTTTTAACTCACTTTCAGACAAAGGCTGATGGAATGAAATGGAAAAATCATAAAAATGCGCCAGATTCTTACTATCTAGTAAAAACAAAACACCGGCTCCTTAAAGGTGACATGGCATCTGAAGGATCTGATAGTTTGTCAAAACATTTAGATAGTCAGCCATTTCCACACAAAGATGGACCACATTTTTCTGTACATAAAGAATCTGTTAATGAAGGTTTCATGGACGCCATTCTAGGCAAAAATATGAAAAAGAAAAATTCTGGAAAAACAGAACAAACTAAAATATCTACAGATATTAATAGAAAATTAAAATTGATTGATGGTTTAATGAAAAAAGTAAAACCTCTAGGCGGCAAGATGACTAGGTTGACTTCATTTCGCAAGACACCAATTGAAAAAATGACTCCAAAAGATTTGTATAGAGCATTGAATGATTGGTACTTATCTATAGATGATTATCTCAATGACAATCCCGAAGTCGATAAACGGCATGGAAGTACAGTAGTCAAACTTTATGATGTTTGGGAAGAAGTAGCAGATAAAATACAAGACTATATGTGGGCTTCTGGATACAATGTTAAGACAAATGACCCAGTAGATGTAATAAAGCGCGGTAGAGTCATGGTCAAAAGAAAAAATATTGATTACAGTGCTCCAAAGAGAACAGATCCAAAATGGTTGAAAATGAACGAATCTGTTGAACTTGATGAAGTATTCGGCGCAATTGGACTAGGATTTATTGCCTCTACACTTATAAAAGTTGCTGCAACGACATTAATGGGTGCAATTATCGGCGGAGAAATAGGTGCCAGTAGGAAAAAGTCTGCTGGTTGGACTGCCCGCCCACGCAGAGAAAATAGTATTTTAGATTTAATCAGTGATAAGGCAACTCTCAAGACTATGCAGAAAAAGTATCCAGAAGCTTTGGAAATGATTGGGAAAAACAAAGATATCATCAAGTATTCAAAAAGTATTACAAATACAAAAGATGGTCCAGATAAAAAACAGATGCAGACTTTGAAAAAAATGATTAAGGATGAGTTTGAAAAAAGTGGAATCAGTTGGAGTGATTTCATTTCTTCTGTGGAACCGCTTGTGAGAAAATCTGTTAAGGACGCTAAGAAAAAAATGGATGAATCTGTTGAACTTGATGAATCAGTTTATGATAAAAAGTTGGCACAGGCTTGGAAAAAAGTTAAATCTGTGCCTAATATTCGTGAGATAAGTAATTCTGGTCAAAATCATGCAAAGAAACTATCTGCTTTGTTGAAAGGTAGTCCTGATAAACTTACATTTGAGAAATTAGAATTGGCCCTTGGTACTTATGAGACTCACGCATACAAGGCTGCCGAAGATAAGAAAAATCCACATGGAAAAGAAGACCTACCAAAACTACAGGAATTTTGTGATTCTGTAGATGAAGTTATCGGTGCAATGAAAAATCTGCATCAAAGTAACCTTGATGAAAAAGTGATTATTGAGAGTGTTTCGCCAAAGCAAATCGCTATGTTGAAAAAACAATACTCAAGTATGCCAGATAGACTTCCTTTAGATCAAGCAATGAAAATGAGTAAGATGGTTGCTAAGTTTGATAAAGAAGCTCTTATGAAAGTTGCAAAGGCTGATATTAAATGGATATCATCTGCAGCAAAAACAAACCTTATTTCTAAACATGGAGCTACTGCAAAAGATTTTAAAGAATCTGTAAGTGAGGATGTTCCTGCAAATAATACAGGTAACGTAGCTTCCCACGGCAACTTCCCTATTGGTCACGAAAAATTAATGCGTAGACCTAAACTGATTGATGTTACAGACAAAAGATATACAAAACAGACTAAAGAAGGAAAAACTGTTTTGAAATCGTTTAAAAGTATGATGAAAAAATAATGCTTAAAATATATGTAATGATATTTCTGATAGGTCTCGTATCCTCAATAGGATACGGGGCTTATGCTACATGGAATAACATGCAAGATAAAATAGAGTTGTTAAAAGAGAATAATGCCAAATTAGAAATGGCTGTTCAAACGCAGACCGAAACGATCAAGACTATGGAAAAGAATGTTCAAGCAGTTAATGCCGAGCTAAATACAACGAATAAAGAATTGCGTAGAACACGAACTAGGAACAAGATTTTAGAAAAAAAGATAGAACAACATGACATGGGCATGCTAGGCGCAGTAAAACCTGCCCTTGTAGAAAGAGTAATAAATAAAGCTACAGTTAAATCTAATAGATGTTTTGAGTTAATGTCAGGCGCTGAATTTACTGAAAAAGAGAGGTCTGCTAAAAATGCGAAATCATTCAATAGTGAGTGCCCTTGGTTGTATGATGATTTTATTACTTCTGGGCGGTTGCTTATCGTTAGGGAAGAGTCTACCACCGCCGATTGAAATAAGTACTAAGCCGGTAAATAAACCAGAGCTTGTATTACCTAAAGCTGACGAAATTTCAGCAAGAGAAATCGAATGGACTCTTATTACTCCAGAAACATCTGAGGAAGTATTTGCTAAACAAGATAAAACTGGCAGACCCTTAGTTCTCTTTGGATTAACAGATAAAGGCTATAAAAATTTAGCACTTAATATATCTGAAATAAGGATGTACATTTCACAACAGCAAGCAATCATTGAAGCATATAAGAGATATTATATTGCTGCTGATAATGCATTGGCAGATGCTGTTACGGTAGAATAATATACTACCCCACTCACTAAGAAGAATCTTATTATAACAGATTTTCGAAAAGAGTCAATATACGCATAAGATACTATATGTCACACGAAAGATATAAAATAAATGTGTCTTTTTGCTCTTGACGGGAGTTGGATAATACTATATAATGTACTAGATAATAAAAAATCATCGAAATATAGACGGAGAAAGACGTATGCTGTTTGAAGAACAAATCGCCAGAAAACCTGACCTGTACCCATGGACAAAAGACTTTATCGAAGCTATTTGGAAAGGCTTCTGGACACCAGAAGAATTTAATTTCAGGTCAGACTATTCACAATTCAAAACTGATCTGAATGAACAAGAGCAACAAATGGTTGTTCGCACAATGTCCGCTATTGGACAAATCGAAATTGCAGTCAAAAGTTTTTGGGCTGATGTTGGCAAGCATTTGCCGCATCCTTCAATCAAAGATTTAGGATATGCAATGGCAAACTCTGAAGTCATTCACAACATGGCTTATGAAAAAATTCTTGATGTTCTTCATATGAACCACGTGTTCGAAGAAAATATGAATGAGGAAGTTATTAAGGGTCGTGTAGAATATCTCCGTAAATATAATAATAAAGTTTATGAAGATGATAAAAAGCAGTACATCTATTCAATTATTTTGTTTACGTTGTTTGTCGAGAATGTAAGCCTCTTTAGCCAGTTCTATATAATGATGCATCTGAATAGAAACAGAGCAGTAATGAAAGATTGTGCCCAACAAGTACAATACACACGAAATGAAGAAATGCTTCACGCGCAAGTGGGAATCAAGTTAATTCAAACTATGCGTAATGAGTATCCAGAATATTTTGACGATGAAATGTTAGCAAGAATTAAGGAAGAGTGTATCGACTCACTGAAAGCAGAAAGTAAAGTTATTGATTGGATCATGGGAGACTATTCAGTAAAAGGTTTGAACGCTGATATTCTAAAATCTTTTATTGCATATCGCATGGCAGAATCTTTAGATCAGATTGGATTTGATAGTAGCGAAATAAAATTTGATCAAGACTTGGTCGATGAGACCTTCTGGTTTGAGGAAGAATTATTAGGCGCAAATATGACAGACTTTTTTCAAAAACGTCCTGTCGAATATGCAAAAGGTCAAGGCATTACTGCTGACGATCTATTTTAAAGGATTATATAATGGGATTTCAATGGGCAAATGAAGATTCGCGGACTTTCCTGAGCCGTGGATATATTGACGGAAATATGACTGTCGAAGAAAGAGTACGGAATATCGCACAAACAGCGGAAGTCATTCTTGATAAAGAAGGTTTTGCTGATAAATTTTACGACTATATGAGTAGAGGTTTTTATAGTCTCTCCTCACCAGTTTGGTCAAACTTCGGCACAAAGAAAGGACTTCCCATTTCATGTAACGGCGTATTCGTTGATGATAATATGGAATCAATTCTTTTGAAAACTGCTGAAATTGGTATGCAAACTAAAATGGGGGCAGGTACATCTGCATACTACGGCGCACTACGATCACGCGGTGCTGAGATTAAAAGTGGAGGTACAGCAGACGGTCCAATTCATTTTATGAATCTAGCTGAGACTACAGTGGACGTTGTCGCTCAAGGCAATGTTCGTCGTGGTTCTTGTGCTGCATATCTTGATGTGGAGTCGCCAGACATTATGGAATTCCTAGAATGTCGTGAAGAAGGTTCGTCGATCATCAATCTAAGTCTTGGCGTGTGTATCGGCGATGAGTGGATGGAATCCATGATTGCAGGTGATAATGAAAAGCGTACTATCTGGGCAAGAATTTTGCGTAAGCGCCGAGAAAGTGGTTATCCTTATTTGTTCTTTAAGGATACAGTCAATAATAATAAACCACAGATTCTTAAAGACCAGGACATTACTATCTGGGCATCTAATCTTTGTTCTGAAATTTGTTTACCGTCAAGTGAAGAATGGTCTTTTGTTTGCAATCTTGCGTCTATGAATTGTGCTACATTTGACGATTGGGAACACACAGACGCGGTAGAAACTATGATTTGGTTTCTTGATGCTGTTATGGAAGAGTATTGTGAAAAGACTAAAGATATTCCGTTTATGAAGTCTGCACATGATTTTGCTTCACATTGGAGAGCCTTAGGTCTAGGACAACTTGGATGGCACACATATCTGCAATCTAAAATGATTCCGTTTGAATCTTTTACTGCACATATGTTAGCTACCAAAATTAGTAAATTTATTGATGATCGTTCTTTAGAGGCGTCTAAAGAGTTAGCTATTGAATATGGTGAACCAAAGGGTATGCTGGGAACTGGTGAGCGCAACTTAACGCGCACTGCAATTGCACCAACAACATCATCCTCTTTTATTCTCGGTCAAGTATCACCTGCTATTGAGCCTCTAGCATCTAATTATTTCACAAAAGATCTGGCAAAAGGCAAGTTTACTTTTAGAAATAAACATCTTGAAGGTTGTCTCCACGATCATGGAAAAAATAATGAAAAAGTATGGGTAGATGTTCTGAAGCATGGTGGGTCTGTTCAACATTTAGATTTTCTAACACAAAATGAAAAAGACGTTTTCAAGACATTTTCCGAAATTACTCCTCTATCTATCGTACAGCAGGCAGGCGCAAGACAGAAATATATTGACCAAAGTCAATCGCTCAATATTTTAATACATCCAGACGTATCTGCAAAAGATGTTAATGCATTAATAATTGAAGGTTGGAGATGTGGTGTTAAGACGTTTTATTACCAACGGTCTGCAAATCCAGCGCAAGAATTGGTTAGAGATATAATGAATTGTGCCTCCTGTGAGGGTTGATCTGGAAGTGCTATATATGATTAACAGAAAAGATAAGGAATAATTGTATGGCAAAACAGAATTTTTATATAGACTGCCCTCTATGCCAATATCAAACCTCAATAGAAGTTTTAAACGGAGACGCAGACGCAGAGCCGGAAGCTTGTCCAATGTGTGGTAGTCCTGTAGATTTGCATGCCGATGACGATGAATATGACGAATAATGTGGTTTTATCAAGGTAAAGAGTATGCCCCATCCGAAGAAGAATTGAAGCTTTGGGTGGGGTTTGTATATGAAATTAAAGACAACACTAACGAAAAATTATATATTGGAAAGAAAGGGTTCTGGTCTACAAGACGATTAGCTCCGTTAAAAGGGAAAACCAGAAAGCGTAAAGTCGTAAAAGAATCTGATTGGATGAAATATTACGGCTCAAATGAAGAATTGAAGCTATTAGTAGAAAGCGACGGTCCAGAAAGATTTAGCAGAGAAATATTGAGACTTTGTGAGACTAAAGGTCTAATGAGTTATTTTGAAGCTAAAGAACAATTTGACCGCGAAGTTCTTTTTCGTGATGAATATTACAATCAATTTATTGGCGTTAAAATACACGCTAGTCATGTTAAAGGAAAAATAAAAAATGTATGAATATAAATGTAAAATTTTGCGTGTTGTCGATGGTGACACAGTAGACATAGATATCGACTTAGGCTTTGGCATATGGATTCACAAAGAGCGGGTTCGGATGATGGGTATTGATACGCCTGAATCTCGCACCCGCGATCTTGTAGAAAAGGCATTTGGACTTGCAGCTAAAGTAAGGTTGAAAGAATTGCTTCCTGTCGGTTCAACACAAATTCTAAAAACAGAAGTAGATAAGTCAGGAGAAGATGCTAAAGGTAAATTTGGTCGAGTTCTCGGAGACTTTATGATAGAACATAAAACTGCAAATGGCATCAATGAAACAGTTCGAGCGACCAAAATCTTAATTGATGAAGGACAAGCTGTAAAATATTTCGGTCAAAACAAAGCGGACGTAGAAGTTCAACATATGGTAAATCGCCAACGGCTGCTTCACGAAGGTGTTGTAGTTCTTAATGACTAAGAGTGTTATTATTCCCGAACCTAAACTAATCGATATTACTGACATATACGACCAACGCGCCAGAAAGAAACAAGAGTTAGAATTTTATACAAAAGAAATGAATAAACTAATGACAAAGTTGGGAAAAATTCAACATGAGATCGGCGTAACAGAAACTATAATTTCTTTAATAGAAAGAGAAAGCGTCCTCGATTTGACTGAAACAATAAGAGAAAAAAGGAACTTAGCTATTGACAAGTAAGTGCCATTATGCTATTATACAATGAAACAAACCGGAGATTATTATGATTCTAATTGACTATAATGGCGTTGCTATTGGTATGATGCTTGCACGAAAAGAGCCTATTGATGAAAATATTATACGACCAATGATTCTCAATCAGATCAGAATGTATCGTAAAAAGTATTTTAAAGAGTATGGAGAGATAGTTGTCGTTGCTGATGGCGGCGGCAACTTTCGCAAAGAAATTTATCCATATTACAAGTGGAGACGTTCTGAAGGTCGTGATGAATCTAAGATCGACTGGCAAGAAGCATTTAGAATTATCGGCATGATTTTCGAAGAAATCGGCGACAATTTTCCATATAAGACAATTAAGCAGTGGGGCTGTGAAGCTGATGATACTATTGCGCGTATCGCATTTGAGACACAAGAGTTTGGTAAGCATGAAAATGTAATGATCATTTCTGGCGATAATGATTTCATTCAGCTACAGAAAATGTCTAATGTAAAACAATTTAGTCCTATTACAAAAAAGCTTGTCTCTACAGACGATGCCCACAGATGGACTATGGAGAAAATCTTTAAAGGTTGTGGTAGTGATGGTGTGCCAAATATTCTTTCTCCTGACAATGCTATTGCTGAGGGCATTAGACAAAAACCAATGACTAAAAAGAAGATGGACGCTTGGTATAACAGTACAGATCCTAAGATGGGTATGAATGAAGAAACGTATAGAAATTTTATTCGTAATAAAAAACTTGTAGATTTAACAGAAACTCCGCAAAATATCAAAGATGAGATTATAAATAAGTATGAAGCACAAGACCCGCAAAAAAACAAAGGTAAAGTGTTTCCATACTTGGTTCAGAAAAGATGTAGATTATTAGTAGAAAGCGTTCAGGAGTTCATATAATGAGAAAGCATATCCATGAAATATTTGAAGAGGTGAAAAACGCGAAAGGTGACGATAAAGTTACTATTTTGCAGAAGAACGAAAGTTGGGCTTTGAAAGATGTTCTGAGAGGAACATATGATGATATAGTCCAATGGAATGTGCCAGCGGGAAAGCCACCATTTGAAAAGAACCAAGGGCATAACTCACCATCAAGTTTGCTAAAACAAAACCGTCAATTCAAACACTTTGTTAAAGGTTTGGCAGGCGATAAAATGTTAAAAGCGAAGCGTGAAATGCTCTATATTAAATTGCTAGAATCTATTCACCCTCAAGACGCGGAGATTGTAATTAACATGACAAGCAAAACAAACATTTCAGGAATAACAAAAGCAACGGTAAAAAAGGCATTTCCAAATCTAATTTCGCAATAACACAATATGCGCGATCCCAATAAAAATAATAAAAAACTTTGTAGCCGGTTTCTCCAGGAGAAGCTGGTTTTTTACTTTTCAAGGAGAAATACCATGTCCAACGATCAACTCCAGAGACTTCAGAACGATAGTGCCGAATTAGAAAATTATGCACAAAAGCTTACAAATGAAGGCAAATTTGATCTAGTAAAAAAAATCAAAGCTAAGAAACAGTATCTGGACAATTACATAACAACTAAATCGCAAATATTTGAGGTAGCGTAAAATAAACCTCTTGACAAGTGGTTCTGTTTATGCTAGATTAGTCATAGAAACAGAATCACTTGAAAGGGTTCACACAATGTCATTTGCACCAGAAAATGTAGGCTTCACATACGGCGATAGCAGCATCCAAGGTAGTTTTCTTCTGAAAGAGAACAATAACTTTTTTGAATTTTCAACTAATAACGAAACCGGCTTCGGCGAAGAGTATCCTCATAAAGTCTGGGTAACAACTCCTTGGAATATGGATCAAGGCTTTCGCTTTGCAATAGTTAAGAAAACTGTTGCATACATCTTGACCACTGACGCAAACGGCGACGATGTTGTTGAAAAGTGGAATATCAAACAGCATAGAAAATATACAAAACTTTTTGATAAATAAGGTTGACAAGCCTACTTTATTATGCTATTCTAACTGTAGAAACAGAATCACATATAGAAAGAGATCCAATGTCTGTAGCAGAAACAATCCTCTCCCAAATCCAAACAATCGACAAAACTGCGCTTTGGGCTTGGGGTTCAAAAGAATATATGCGTACATCAACAGATGGTATTATGTTCAAAACTAGCGGTATGGTTAAATGGAAAGGCAAAGTTCAAATCGAATTGAACGGATCCGATCTTTATGATGTAACATTTATGCGTCTCCGTAAAGTCAAAGGCGTACATACTTGCATCACAGACAAGAAAGTAACAGACGTTTTTGTTGAAGACCTCGTAAATACAATTGATATGCAGGTAGGCTAATGAATATATTTATTCTTTCAAACGATCCAGTAGAAGCTGCCCGGTTGCAGTGCGATAAACATGTTGTTAAAATGATACTAGAAAGTGGTCAGATGCTTTGTACCGCTCACCGGATGGCTGACGGTGTAGAATGTCGTAAACGATCTAAGTCTGGCAAACGTATTATAAAATACTACGAATTACTAGACGACCGAGAAGATTTGTTTTATAAAGCTGTCCATCATCACCATCCATGTACAGTATGGACGATGGAATCCAAAGCAAACTACGACTGGCACTATACGCATTTTGTGGCTCTCTGTCAAGAATATTCATATAGATATAACAAAGTACATTTGACGCAGACTAAGTTGGAACATGCTCTCCGCGTTGCTCCTAAAAATATACCAGATATAGAACAAACGCCGTTCAAATTAGCTATGGGTGCAGCACCAGAATGTATTTTTCCAGACGATCCAATAAAATCGTATAAATTGTACTATAAGACAAAGCAAGAAAGGTTTAAAATGTCATGGTCCAAACGACAAATTCCGGACTGGTTTACAGCCGTAGCAAGTTAGTTAAATATGAGTATGACAATTTACAAAGAGCTAAGAAGTTGCCGAGAGACCACAAGAATAAATTTCTAATAGTTAGACATTGGGAACTAGAACTACATAAACAGAAATTATCAATTCAGATGGATATGAATGATGCCACTTTATACAATAAAAAATACTACAACAGATGAGTCTTGGGAAGTACAATGTACTTGGTCAAAATTACAAGAAATGCTTTCGGAAGATACAAATTTGACTCAGGGATTATCTACAGCAGGATTTATCGGATCAAGGCGAGATATGTTAGGTCAAACTCCCCAGGGTTTTAAAGATTTGATGAATAGAACCAAAGAAGGTTCTGGCAGAAATAACACTATCAGGACTGTATAGAATGAAGAAAAATAATTCTCTTACTGTGAATATAGAAGAACTAATGGAAATTGAGCCTATTACTGAAAATCAGAAATTGGCTTTCGACTATTGGGATGACGAGGCAAATTTAGTTATGTCAGGCAGCGCAGGCACAGGTAAAACTTTTATCGCATTATATCTTGCATTAGAAGCAATGTTGAATGATCCTGATATCTATAGGAAGATTATTGTTTTGCGCTCTGCCGTAACGACAAGAGACCAAGGCTTTTTGCCAGGCACTAAAGAAGAAAAAGAAGCGTCTTATGAGGCGCCGTATCGTCTTGTATGCTCAGAACTATTCGGCTTTGAGGGCGCATATAATAAGATGAAAACTGCAAATAAGATTCAATTCGAAACAACATCATTTCTTAGAGGTTGTACTTTTGACCAAGCAATTGTTGTCGTAGATGAAATGCAAAACCTAAACTTCCACGAACTAGATTCTGTGATTACTAGAATTGGTAAAGATTGTCGGCTAATTTTCTGCGGAGATCATAAACAGACAGATTTTAAATTTAAGGACGAAAGTGACGGTATCATTAAATTTATGCAGATTATTGAACAGATGAGATTTTTTAGAATTATTAATTTTGGTTGGGAAGATATTGTGAGGAGCGACTTAGTGCGTGACTATATAATGACAAAAGAAATGTTAGAGAACGCTGGCAATAGCACATTTAGACCATTAGAAATTCAAAGAGGAAAACATGATAGAAATATACGGAACTAGTAGATGTGGTTTTTGTGATCAAGCTAAGGAGCTTGCTGAAAAATATAATTTAGATTATGTGTATAAAGATGCTTCTGATTTAGATATATATCAGACATTGCTTGAAAGAGTTGGAAATTTTAAAACGGTGCCGCAGATTTTTTGGCACGGAAAACATATTGGCGGTTACGATTCTTTTGCCGCTGAAGTACAAAACACAAGGGAGTTCGGACAAGATGGATTTTGATTTTACAGAAGATCAAGTCGCAACGATTTTGCATAAGGACGATGTATCTGACTGGTACAACGCCATGGTAGAAATGTTTCCAAAATATGAAATTACTACACCAAATCGTGTTGCTGGCTTTATCGCTCAGACTGCACATGAAAGTGCAAGCTACAAAACTATTACAGAAAATTTGAACTATAGCGCAAAAGCACTTAATGCTATTTTTGGTAAGTATTTTCACCGAGCTGGAGTTGACGCGGAAAAATATCATAGACAACCAGAAAAGATTGCTAACCGTATCTATGCGGGTCGTATGGACAACGGAGATACTGCATCTGGCGATGGTTGGACATTCAGAGGTGGCGGCATTCTACAGCTAACAGGTCGCTATAACTACACAGAATTTGGTAAGACTGTTGGAATGTCTGCTGAAGAGGCAACAAATTATGTACGCACTCCAGAGGGTGCTATTGAAAGTGCATGTTGGTTCTGGAAAACAAATAATATTAATAAGTATTGTGATTCTGACGATATTGTGAGGATGACAAAGCGCATTAACGGCGGTACTATTGGTCTTGCTGATCGTAAAAAGCATTATGCCCACGCTCTAGCGGTGCTTGGTGGTCATGTCGATTTTGACGATGACAATGACGATGTAGAATTGAAACTTGTCCGTAGAGGGTCTAAGGGCGACACAGTAGCCAAACTCCAGGAAGCACTGGGTCTTGACGCTGATGGTGATTTTGGACGCGGCACAGAGGCAGCACTCAAGGCTTGGCAATTAGAAAATGACTGTACGCCTGACGGCATTGCAGGACCACAAACACTTAGCAAAATTTTCGCATAACAAAGAGGTAGAATGATTTAAGATGGCTAAATTCAGTCGGTACGATCCACGAAATAAAAAACGCGACAAGCACAAGGCACAATCATTGAATAAAGATTTTAGAATTAGGGATGTTGAAGAAAGTGGAACTAGTTTAAGATTAAAGGGTCATCACATAGATCATGCTTTTTATGATGTAGAGGGCGATTATACCGATAAAGACGTAAATAATGGTTGACAAATAAATATTATTATGTTATAACTTTAGTATGAAACAAATTGAAAGAGATAAGATGAAGAAGGTGATTCTAACTGACTGCGACGGCGTTCTCATGGACTGGGAACGCTGTTTCAGCGAATGGATGATTGATAATGGATATGTAGTAAATTCAGAATTTGAACACTCATACGACATGGCTGCAAAATACAACATTAACGAAAGTGAAAAATGTAGGCTTATAAAATTCTTCAATGAATCTTCAAGAGTTGGTTATTTGCCTCCATTGCGTGATGCAATGAAATATGTTAAAAAATTACATGAAGAACATGGTTACGTTTTTCATATGATTACTTCACTATCATTAAATCCATTCTCTCAGAAATTGCGTATTGAAAATACAAAAAGATTGTTCGGAGAAACTGCATTTGAATTATTTGTATTCTTAGATATTGGCGCTGATAAAGATGAGGCGCTTAGTAAATATAAAGACAGTGGACTCTTATGGGTCGAAGATAAATCTGAAAATGCTGTTGCTGGAATAAACCAAGGGCTAGATTCAGTTTTAATTTCACATGCATTTAATGAAGATCCATTCTGGAACGGTGGCGTCCCTAGATATGATACATGGAAAGATTTGTATGAGGCAATCGCATGACTTCTATCGAGGAAATATTAAATCTACGTTTCCAATATGAAACTTATGTAGAAAACTTTGAAATACCAAAATCTAAAACTCCAGGTCTTATAAATAATATCAAATGGTTCAAAGATAACGGTCATGTGAAAAATCGCTTTAAAAAGGGATATAAAGAATGTTTGATAATTTGCGATCTTATCTTGAAGGAATACTATAAGAGGGAATAGATGGCAAGATCAAAATCAAGTTATGTAGCAAAAGCCTTTGGTTCAAAAGGAGTCTTTTCTACAGCTATTCCAGAACGAAGCGCGGGCGGCGCAGTGACTAAAACTGCATCAACATCAGGCGCTCCAGCTGTGCAAGCAACTGCACCTACATCACCCCGCGAGGGTGATTTGTGGTATAATACTACCACTGGCATACTATTTCTCTATGCTTCAAATGTATGGGTCATATCTACTAAAGATATGTCTGTTCCTATGTCAATAGCATTAAGTTAAGATTTAAAAGGGTTAAATAAAAATGGCAAAAAAGGTTATTAATTCATACTATGAATTTGATCCAGTATTAGGTACAGTATCAGTACTAGGTTATCACAAACTTTCAGATTTTTTTCTGATTACTAATGTCACTACAAACACGATCATTTATAATTTTGCTGATGAAACACTTGGCGGAACAATAGCATATAATGATCTTGATGAAAAAAGTACTGTAGACTTAACTTTAAATACTAATGCTTTAGGCACAATGTCATATACTGATATTCTCCAGATTATTGTTGATACTGGCGAAATGAAAATGGAAGTCGCGGATTCTCTGCTTGACCCTGTTCACAAAATTCGCGTGTCCACACCAGAAAACTTAATCGATACTGACTTTGAGTATGGTCTACAGCCAACAAAATGGGAAACTTTAGAATTAGCAAATAACGTCCCATCCTTCTATACATCAGATGGCGATCTTTCATTGACTATTGTTGATACTGTAGAAGCTGTAACCAACTCTGCAATTATTACAGTATATTGCTCTGAGGATCACGCTCTGCCCGTAGGAACTCCTATTGACGTTCAAGGTTTATCGTCAAGAACGGCAGAAGGTAAATTTCTAATATCAGCCGCGCCGACAACTAAATCTTTCACATATTCCGCAACTTCTGTTCAAACAGCTACTGGTGAAATTGGAAGTATTTACACGACTATAACTCCCGGCACATTTTACACTGGTTCTCAAATTCCATTTGATCCATCTAATGGTATTGTTACAGATGAGGGTGATCCAAGTTCTACTATAACTGTAACTACTGAAGACCCTCATGGATTTGCAGTTGGTAATCAATTCTATATGTTGAATACTGTTGGTGGTAAAGGTATTAAACTTACTGATACTACAACTGTTCTCGCACCGGACGGCAGACCTTATGTTGATCACCAAGACGATTTGACTACTACAATTACTCCAGATTTAAGTAAAACAGAAACTAAACAAATGAAGAGTCGTTATTCTCATAAATTTAGTAGCACAGATGTTGATGTGGGTAATAACCAAATCACTTGGACGGCACATGGTTTAAAAAATAATGATGTTTTATTCTATATGCCCGGTGTTGGAGATACTGCTATTGGTGGGTTAGGCAGATTCAACAGATATAGAGTTTATTATATAAATGCTAACACTATAAAGTTAAGATACACTGAAAATGGTTCTGTCGTAAATTTCTCAAGTGCGGGAACATCAAATTATGGTCAACATTCATTGCATCTTGCATATGAGTCAAGATATGTCTACGTTCCTTACAGAAATAGTTATGCTTATGTTTATACAAGTGCAAGTTATTATGGTGGAAATCGTTCTGGTTGGGATTTGAGACAAGTATTTGATGGTGGTTATGGACTAGGACATACTTCTGGACAAACTGTTAAATGGGTTTGTTTTTCTGATCGAAGTCAAAGCAGTCAGTACTATCCTCATTATTATCTTGGGACAGCATATACGCCAAGATACAGCGGTAACTTTAATTTTGTTACTAGTGGTGGCGTAAACACGCCCAACAGATATAATATTTTTGAAGATTTTACTAGATTTTCGACTCGAAATTATAACTATATTATTTTATACGCCAGCACGGGACAAATAAGAGGTCAAAAATATTATTATAGAGGAACATATAACTATTATCCTACAGCAAATACGGAATTTTATTGTCCTATGGTTGTGGACACTGATGGTGATAGTTTATATTCTTCCGCTCATGGATTGACTACAGGTGGGTCTATTTCTATCACTACAGCATCTGGTAATCTACTAAAACAACATACTGGTAGTACGTCACCAACGAATACTACAAATGTTTCCAATATAGCAGATGGCGATTATACTGTTGATGTAATATCCCCGGATAGATTTAAATTATCGGGCAAAAGATTATCCGAAGCAACAGGTTCGTATAGTGTTTCAGGGATTACCACAAATCCTACAGCAAATAGTTTTCATATAGCTAAACATGGATTGAATAGTAATACGACAGTTATACCAACAGCTATAAATGGCGGCGTATTTCCAACAACAAATTCTGGTCAAATTATACCAAATTCCGCCTCTACATCTTCTGGTACTAATGTTCAATCATGGGGCGTTTTGAATACTAAAATCTCTTCTTGGATGTCAGCAAACACTGCTGGATTACAGAATATGGTAACAGCAAACAATGAGAATTCCACAAGAGTATTTAACACGGGAGTTGCGTCTGGCAATTCTAGTATGACCTATTACGATTTACACTATACAACAAATAGCGTTTACTATAGCACATTAGGAACAGTAAATGCTCCTAATACTAATTTTTATATGAAAAACTTAAAATCTACACGACCGCATAATATTTTTGGTGGTACAACAGTCGCGGATAGACAAAACTTAATGGTAGCAACAGATTGGACACCAAATGCTAATCTACCATACTATTTCTGGACAAGAGAGTCTAATAGAACATCCTCAAGTGAATATTGGAATGGATATTTCAGAGACGGTTTAGGTCTTCCATCAGCAGGTTCTATGTCATATTCAGATAACATAAATCAACAAACTGTTACGGTTGGCGGCAATACATACAAATATGCTATAACTGCTATGAAACATGCTAGAAGTGGTTGTAATAGTACTGTCGTTATTAGAGGATATTTTATGAATACTTCTGACTGGAATATCCATACAACTAATGCAGGTATGACTAGATCAACGAATAATAACACATATTGGTATGGTTACTGGAATGGTAGTTCTTCATATAGATGGAAAGATATTATTGAATTTGGTCTTGTATTTAGTTTAGGTGAATCTGATACTAAATTTAATGTAGTTGCAGACTATACTGGATTTATGACTGATCTGCTAACAGATTTTGATACTAATTATCAGTATCCATCATTAATTAGCGGCAATGAATACATTGCAGATATTGTTAGTGGTGATAGGATTTCATTGAAATCCGGCGGCGTGACTGTAAATCTTACAGATGCTGGAACAAAAGATTTTCAATTTCAAACAAAGGCTGAATTAGGTATTATTGACGGCACATATACTGCATCTGCTGTTACGGAAGATACGTTTGCATTTAATTCAACATCAAAAGTGTTTGGTACAACTATAGAGTTGGATGCCACTACAGTTAATTCGGATTACCTAATTCAAGTAAATAGTTCTGGTACGCATAGTTTAATCACAGGAACAGAAATAACATACTCCAGCAATTCAAATACTGTATTATCTTATCTTACAGACTCGACAAATTATTACGTTGTTGCTGTTGATGATCAATGGATAGCACTTTGTGCTACTGCCGCAGATGCAGTAAACAGAGATAACTATATCCAAATTACTGCTGGCACAGGCGTGCATAAAATATCCACATCTAGTATTTTAGGTGTCGCCGAAGCAGATGGTACTGTGGCTGTAGAAACTGGAAGCAATGTTGTCAAAGGCGCAGGCACTCTTTTTAAGCGTTATTTCAAAACTGGCGATACAATCTATATTAAAGATGTCACAAACAATCCAGGAGAATTAGTAGAGCGTAATGTTACATCTATATCAGATGATAGTAAATTAACGATAAATCAAAGCGTAGACTTTACAAATTCTGCGGCAAAACACTTCTTAGAAACAAAAGTTTATACAAAACCAGATGGTTTTTCTGTGCATAGACCATTTGATGGTGGAGTTGAGATTGCTGCAGGTACTTCTCCCTATTCGCAAGTCATGCGTCAAACTAGAAAATACTTCAGGTATCAGTCCGGTAAAGGTATTCAAACTTCACTTGCTATTAACTTTAATCCACCAGTAACTTTCGAAAGTCTTAGCGGAATTAGCGGATTAACACCAAGTCCAGTGACGAGAGTCGTCACAAACGATTCTACGGGTGCTTATCTATTTGATTCTGGTACTCCTAATGACGATATAATACTCTATCGTAGTGGTACTTACACGTTTACTGTCAATGCTGCTGGACATCCATTCTATATTACAACAGACGATAATACTGGTTTTGTTGCTGGAACATATGTAGGTGAATATACCTCGGGTGTAACAGGATCAAGAACAGAAAGTGGAACTGTCACTTTTGTTGTTCCTGCAGACGCTCCAGATACATTATATTATCAATGCGGAAATCATCAAGGCATGTATGGAACAATTCAAATAGAAGATTTTACAACAAATCGAGCTACAGGAAATACAAAATATCCACACAGACTTAAAGTTGGTTCACAAATTTCTGTGGCAAATTCAAGCGATACTGCATATAATGGCAACACTAGTGTATCAGAAATTGTAGACGATTTCACATTTAAATATGGTATGACTAAAAATATCACATCCTCTGTTCCTAATGGTATCATAAAATATAATATGAATGGCTACAGCGGTGCAGCAACCCGCGCTGGCATGTATGATTTTCAAAACGGATTTTTCTTTGAGTTTGATGGAAACATTCTCTATTGCTGTAGAAGATCGTCTGTAACACAATTGAGTGGAACAGTGACCCTTGTTAAGAATAGTGGTAAAGTTGTCGGAACTAATAAAGCAAACTTCACAGGACAACTTTTAGTTGGTGAATATATTGTATTACGTGGACAGTCATACAAAATTACAAAAATTACGAGTAAAAATGAATTGTATGTTCAACCTCAATTTAAGGGGTTGAGTACATCTGGGGCTATCGTGACAAAAACGGAAGATGTTAAAGTCGCACAGTCTGATTGGAATCTTGATAAATGTGATGGCACAGGCTCAGACGGCTTTGTACTAAATATCAATAAAATTCAAATGGCGTATATGGACTATTCATGGTACGGCGCTGGTAAAATTAGATTTGGATTTAAAGATGCTCATGGTCATGTTAGATATGTCCATCAGTTTATACACAACAACAGACTTGATGAGGCGTACATGCGCTCTGGTAACATTCCAGCTAAGTATGAAATTGAAAGCGGAGCTTCTCCAGATTATGCTCCAACACTATTTCACTGGGGCACATCTGTTATTATGGACGGCACATTTGACGATGATAAAGCATATCTATTTACTGCGCCATCTAAATCACTGTCATTCACGAATGGTGAAACGAGTAGTGTAAGTACATCGGGCAGTTCATCATTATACTATCAATATAATTGGAGCAGACGATCATATGATTGGTGGGTTCGTATTCCTGTTTCATCTGCTAATTCTTCTAAATTCTATAGCGGTTTGACATTATATACTGCTGATGAATCATTGAATGGCGAAGAAATTGATTATACGCAATATTCTGGAGGCACTTTCTATAACTATATTTACATAACAAGGTCTAGAAGCACACCAGCCGTGTATCCGTCAGTAGCAAGTGGTACTGCATTATCTCTAGGCGCGCCAGCTGCAGGCGGCTCAGATACAGATGTTAATCTCGGTACTGATATTATTCCACTCGTTTCTCTACGACTTGCACCATCTGTTGATGCAAACCTTAGCGGAAATTTAGGCGAAAGAGATATTATTAACAGGATGCAGCTACAGCTAAATCAAGTAGGACTTATTTTGACGCATGACTGTGAAGTTAAACTAATTTTGAATGGTGATGTAAGTAGTCCTGTCTGGGCAAATGTTGCTAACCCTTCATTATCTCAGCTTATTAAACATGCATCTGGCGATACTGTTACCGGTGGAACAGAAGTATTTTCTTTCCGAGCAACGGGTGGCGCCACAGACGCTGCAGGTAAGAAACTTACTAATGCTTCAAATTTCGATCTGGGAGATATTATTGATATGGGTAACAGTATTTTAGGTGGAGATGGTACATTCCCCAATGGACCAGATATTCTTACTGTTGCTGTGCAAGTTGTTGATACGGGCGGTATTGGCGCAAGCAATCCATTCACAACATCTGGTCGTGTAACATGGTCTGAATCCCAAGCATAAATAGAAACGACTAATATAATTAAGGTTAAAATATGGCAAGAGTAGATTTCCCAGATAGTCCATCCAATGGCGCAACTGTTATTGCTAATGGTATCACATACATATATAATGCAGCAAAGGGTGTTTGGAGAGACAACGCCATTGCAGGAATAGCGAGTGACAATCCTCCTGCTAATCCTGTGGAAGGTCAAATGTGGTTTAATTCTACAGAAGCAGCATTATATTTTTATTATAATGATGGTTCGTCTGCTCAATGGGTAGGTGTTTCGGGTCCAGAAGGTTCCACTGGTGCAGCAGGCACAGATGGTACGGATGGCACAGATGGTTCAGATGGTTCATTTTCTGGAACTGTATCGCAATCTATTATTCCAGATACAGATAGCGCATATGATCTTGGTTCGACAACTAGGAAATGGAAAGACTTATATTTATCTGGAAACACTTTAAATTTAGGTGGTATTAAACTTAAAGATGCAGGAGGTTCACTTAAAGTTGAAACAGATGCTGGCACAGATGTTAGTCCAGGTGGTGGTGCAACTTCATATGCAAATCTTGCTGCATTTCCTAGTTCTGGCAATACTGATGGAGATTTAGGTTTTGCTACAGATACGAAATCACCTTACATGTGGGATGGAGTCGCTTGGCAGAGAATGTCTATGGGACCACAAATTGGTCCCATATATACCACAACACCTTCTGCAACCCATGATTTAAATAACGATGGTTCGACAGCGACTACAATAACAACAGCGGCTATAGACGAAAGCGGATTTCCAATAACGTATGATTGGGATGCGTATAGTGGGGCGACCTTATATAATGCATCTAGCTTACCACCACAACTAACATCTATATCAGAATCAAATGGAGTATTTTCTTTAGTAGGATCGTCAGCCTCAGGAAATGCAGGAGATTTTGTGTTTAGAGCAAAAGCATCAGATGGAGTATTATTTACACCGGCTATTGTTACTGTTAGTTTGAGATTCTTTCCTGTTTCTAAATTATATTTACCTGCAACACACACACTGAGTCAAACTGATCTTACCAGCTCGGGTGGCACTATTAGTTTCTTTGCCGTTGGTGCTGGAGGCGGCGGGGCGCAAGGTAATAGTGGCGATGGTGGTGGTGCAGGAGGAAACGGCGGTTCTTCTGCATGGATTGAAGCAATTCCTGTGTCTGATATTACAGGAGATATTACCATTGTAGTTGGAAATGCATACTACGGTGTTGCAAGATATCAAGGACAAGATAATGGCACTGGGTCTGCATATTTTACAGGTGCAAATTCTGTTATTACAATACCAACTTCTTCTGGAAATGTTGTTTTGACTGCGTTTGGTGGAAAAGGTGGAAATAACTATACGGCAGGTAACCCAGCACAACCTGTCAGCACAATCACCAATATTCAGTGGTTAACTTCTGGTTTGGCATCTGGGGTACATACTGGCGGTTTGGGTGGGCTGCACTTCAACGGTGGCGGCGGTGGCGGCGGTGCTGCTGGATATAGCAACAATGGCGGAAATGGGATGGCAACTGCGAGTGGCACAATACCTTCTAATCCCGCACTATCACGATCTGGTTCTGGCGGATCTGCGCGAAGCAATCGCTTTAGCGGCATAGACGGCGGCGGCGATGGCGGAATAGGTAGTTCGGGAGACAATTCTTCCGGTTCTGGTGGCGGCGCATATTATTTTGCAGATATTGACTCCGTTATAACTGCCGACATACCATCGAGTTTTTCAAATGGACTCATTGTCGGTAAAAATGGATTGGATAGTACCATTACAACTAGTACTGTACAATCCGCTGTAAATGGTGGATATCCAGGCGGAGGGGGTAGCGGTGGAAGAGACGGGCAGTTGACCGCATCACCAGCGACTGACCACGTTTCTTCATATGGAGGAAACGGTATGGTGATATTCAGACGCAACAAAGCAACATTATTGACTGCATAAGGAATAAATAAGACATGGCATTAAAAATGCCATTAACATTTCCTACAAGAACTAGACGTATTTTTCTTATAAATATATAATAAGAACTAAAGGAATTTCGACAAATGGCACTAAACTTTCCAGACAGTCCTTCAGATGGACAAGCTGTTATACTAAACGGAAATAATTTCGTTTACAGTAGTGCGAACAATCAATGGAATAAAAAAGTCGGCAATATGATTATGTCGGACAATGCCCCATCTAATCCGATTGCGGGGCAAATGTGGTTTGATACGACTATACTAAAAACTTTTGTGTATTATGCAGACGGTAGCAGTTCACAGTGGGTAGAGATCAACACTTCAGGCGCAGCAGGCGCCGCGGGCACATTTGACGGAACAAGTGCAGTTACCGGAAATATTATTCCAGATACAGATAGCGCATACGATCTCGGCTCAGCTACAAATAAATTTAGATCACTTTATCTAAGTGGCAACACAATATTCTTAGGAGACTCTGGCTCTATATCTTCAGGCGCTGACGGCTCAATTTCTTTACCTTCGATTAGTATTGGTACTGGTGCTAACACTATCAAACTAGAAGCAAGTGCAACTGGTAAACTTGAAACGAAATCTACAGTAGGTGGCGTTGAACAAGTGGCAGTTCCTGCCGTTGAATCAATAGAACAACTCGACAATGTAGATTTGACTATTGCACCAGAAGTACTAGAAATTCAAGTTGCTGATCCGACAGCTGGTCATGGAACAGCCTGGCTCTGGACTTGGTTGACAAGTTCTCTTCCTTATGCAAGAACATCAATTACGAACAGTAATCAGTTATCAGTACCCCTTTACATGCAAGGCACATATCAAATTAATAACTTTGCAAATACTCAGTACGGCTCTATGACACAAGCGCACACATTAAAGTTAAAATGGATAGAGGGAGCAGGTGATCAAAATTTAGTAAGTTGGCCAACATATAGCATAGTAGATCATACACACGCGAGTATTAACGGTGGTACAGAAACTTCAGTGCAAAGATTATCGTTTAGTGTTCCATCTAGTATTACACCGCCATCGTTAGTAGCTCCTACGGTAACATATACTGTCGCTTCTGGCTCAGGTGTATATACATTTAGCGGAACGCGATCTGGTGATAATCCCGAAATAGGACCATTACGTAGAGGCGGCACATATATATTTGATTTGACTGCTACTGGACATCCATTTTATTTGACAACAGATAATGGCACAAATTATGTTGCTGGTTCATATGTTGGAGAATATACAACAGGAGTTACAGGTTCTAGAAATGAAACGGGTAATTTAGTTATCACTGTAGATGCCAGTGCTCCAGATACTTTATATTATCAATGCGGACTTCACTCTGCAATGAGAGGCACTATTGTTGTTAAAGACTTAGATGTTGAAACTAACGAAAACGGAAACTATATTATATATGCTCAACACACTCAAGAAGGACATAAAACTCCAATTGAATTAAGACCTATTCCATCATTAGTAAATCAAATGTGTCTCGTATATGATGCAACAAATAGCAAATTTGTTCCGCAAGACATGTCAACATATGTAGAAAATACGCCTTCATTTAAGAATAAAATTAAAGAAGTTGCTGGCACTGCAACGTTGGTTGCTCCAGATGGAACATCATTGGTTGCGTCAGTGAAAATTTATGCTGACGCCACATATCTTCCAGCAATTGGTAATGTGAATGGCGATCTAGCTTTTGCTGAAGATACTAGCAACTTACACATTTTTAAAACTGGAACTGGATGGCAAATAGCGACTGCTTCACCATCCGATTTTACAAATTTAGTTCAAACGGGTGTATTGACCGTTACGACTGGAACTAAAAGGTGGTATGCTCCAAAAGCTGTGACTATAAGTAGAATTGTTGCAAGGGTTAATACTGCTCCAGTAGGAGCATCAGTAAATATAACTGTAAATAAGAATGGTTCATCTGGAGCGACTTTAGTGATTGCTGATGGTGGAACAAAGATTATAAATAGTTCACCAAGTATAACATTAGCAGAAGATGATTATTTAACAGTAGATATAACACAAATTGGTAGCACTACAGCGGGATCTGATCTTACTGTTACGTTTACATATTCATAAGAGGACAACAAAATGGCATTAACAGATGCGGAAAAATTAGCAGTTAGACATAGGCATAGTCTTAATGATGATTCTGCTTCAGATCAATATATTTCTGATTTTAAAGTATATCGGTATAAAGCCGATACTGAATATAGTAAAGCAAATATGAATATAGATTATTTAGTAGAAAGTTTTGACGGAAGTACAATGGGTGTGTTTTCTCAAAGGTCACCATTAGAAATTGTAACTTTTGGTATATCATCTTTAAAAGATGAAAATAATGTATGGCTAGAATGGACAGGGGGAACAGAATAATGGCATATTTTTACGGGACTCCTAGGAATCCAACTACATTTACAAATTATGACGTAAGAGACATGTGTTATAGTATCTCAACTTTTTTAGGAGGTAGTGATTGGCGCACTAGCTTTAGAGCAACTGGGTCCACTGGATTTAACGGTTCAGCAGGTAACTATGCTGGCACGAATCCAACAAGTGGTATGTACCACACGATATCAGCCAGTGGCAACAGCACGTCTGGTCAAGTAATTTTTTACAAAAAACATTATGCGACCGGTCAAACCTCTGGGTATACTCCGAGTTATAAATTTATAATAAATGTTGACTCCTCCGATGGTTGGAGAGTGAATGTTTATGATGATAATGGAAGCAATTCAACTCCTACAGCCGCCCCTAGTAATGGTATAGGAGGCACCACAAATGCAACTTATAATAGAGTTGGTGGAGCATATGGCTCAAATTTGCACGAAATGCATATAATTGCAAATGATACTACCTTTATGATGAAAGTAACTGGTGATGGTGTTACTGGCGGAGGCACCGCAACGACTCGCGATCATGGCTGGTTTGTTCTTAATGATCTGGAATACGCTCCAACAATAGATAATTGGGCATATGGTGTAGATGATACATATTGTCCGTCTGTTATTGTACATTCTGCATGGATGAATGTTATGGACAATCCTATTCCTTCTGAAACTAATTCAAATTATTGTCATTTGGGAGTTGGTCAACCTAGATATATTGATCATAACGGTACTGTAAGAACCGCAACATTTAATGCATACAATGCAACATCTCATTACGGTCTGGAACACACTGCCAACATACAGTATTCCACTATAAATCCATCTCCGGCTCTTAATCAAGAACACTTTAATGTATCTGGTGGAGACGCACCTATTCATCAATTAACTCCTGTGCAATTTGTTGGTCAACATTCTCTGAGGAATGCATCCGGCGTAGGTGTAGCAACCGCGATTAATAAAAATCCAAGGCGTGGTAGAATGATGAATATGTATAGAATATCAGACAATGCGGGCAATGATGGAGATGTTATATTAGAAGGTTCTACCAGATACAGAATTTTTAAACCCCATAAATGTGGATATTATGTTGGTTATGAAGCAGATGTAAATGCTTGTTATGCATTTCCTGAAGATAATGTACCTTATGCGTAGGATAATATAAATGGCACTCATGGTATCAGTATCGTCATCACCACCGCACAGTCTCAATGGAATAGGCTGCGCTCAACTTGTACAAAATGGTGGGGTTTTAGTATCTACTAAAATAACTAAAACTACGAATGGTACATTATATGGTCCAACAGGGGGCGGCGAAGGTGGTGGCGATGCAGCTCCAACTGGTGCTGCAGCACAATCTTGGTCAGATGGTTAAATATAAAGACAATTTAAATAGGATGAATTAAGAAATGGCGATAAATTTTCCAGATAGTCCCTCTAATGGGGATACCCATACAGTCGGTGACATAACTTGGACATATAATACATCTAAAACTAGATGGACATCCTCAGGCGCTGGCGGTGGCGGCGGTTCTTCTGTTACTGTTTCTGATACTGCGCCGACGAGTCCTAGTGACGGCGATCAGTGGTTCAATTCAACATCTTTAAAAATGTTTGTATATTATGCTGATGGTTCGAGTAGTCAATGGGTTCCTGCATCTCCGCAACAAACAGGACCAGCAGGCACAGATGGCACAGATGGTACATCTGCTTCCCCAACATCATATGCAAATCTTGCTGCATTTCCTTCAAGTGGAAATACTGCTGGTGATATAGGGTTTGCTACTGATACGAAATCATCTTATATGTGGGACGGAGTCGCATGGCAAAGAATGTCTATAGGATCACAAATTGGTCCTAGATATACTACAACGCCATCTGAAAGTCATACTTTGACTCAAGATGGAACAGCATCAACTATCACCGCTGTTGCTGTTGATGAATCTGGATTTCCAGTAACTTATGATTGGGATGCTTTTAGTGGATCAACCCTATATAATGATGATAGTTTACCATCACAAATCACTGCATTGTCTGAATCTAACGGCGTTTTTACTCTTACGCCATCTACAGCAGAGGCAAATGCAGGCAATTTTTCTTTTAGAGTAAAGGCTTCAGATGGAGTTTTAGTAACTCCTGCAACATCAGTAATAACCTTAGCATTTAGAACCGCTATTACTATTGCGTCACGGCAAACAAGAGGTTCTAATTATGTTGAACCAACATCTACCGGTGTTACCGACATCACGATGGCGTTCTCAACGAGTGGTGCGAACTATGTTTATTTCCCAGAAGGTACTACAGTAGCAAACAGTGGTATGACAACAGGTAAGAGATATATTGAAGCGAAATGGACTTCTACAACAAGTGGACCTAATGAGCTGATGGTTGGAATAGCAATGCGACTCACGGCTTATAACAACAACGCTGCTGGTGGATATAGTGGTGCAAACGCAGTTTATTTGTATTCGTGGAACGGTAATCATTTTGGCTGGCAGAATAATTCGGCATCCGGACTTGGTGCATTTAGCCTAAATGATGTATGGCAAATTGCATATGATACCGATGCAGGAAAAGTGTGGGTGGGAAAAAATGATACTTGGAGTTCTGTAAGCGGCGATCCCAGCGCAGGTGGTGCTGGTATCTCTTTATCACATGCACAAGGTGGATATGCCTTTGTTGTAGGATCAGGCGGCAATCAGGCTTTTGCTCATACACTTACTTGGGGTGGGTCTGATTATACCAAACCAACTGGATTCGAACACTTTTAATAGAATAAAAGAAAGATAAGAAATGGCATTAAACTTTCCAGACAGTCCTTCAAATGGGGATACGACAACATTAAATGGTGTTGTATATACATATAATGCGACAGCAGAGGTGTGGGATACAATATCTGCGGCGGCTGCGGTTGATTTTACAGCTATAGCATCCAATATTCTTCCAGATGCAGATAGTTCAAGAGATTTAGGTTCAACTACTAGGAAATGGAAAGATTTACATCTAAGCGGTAATACTATCCACTTGGGAGATACGCAATTAAAAGGTTCTGGTGGTAAATTAACTGTTGCAGACAGCACTGGCACAGTTATAAATCCATTTAATGTTGCGCCTAGATTTACTACAAGCCCCGCTGCGGAGTTAGTTCTAGGGTCTCCAGATAGTGGTAGAATTACGGCAGTAGCTATTGATGAGGCTGGTTTTCCAATAACATATGATTGGGACGGGTATAAAGATAGTGGTGGTTCTACTACAGTTTATAAAGATGGAAGTTTGCCACCGCAAGTATTGTCTATTACGCAACCGACTGCTGGTGTTTTTAGATTTACTAACGATTCAGCGGCTATAACGCCAGCAGGCACATTTAATTTTAGAGTCAAAGCATCTGATGGTGCATTAGTTAGTACAGCATCAACAACAACAGTCACGCTACAGTTTTCAAGTGAAATTATAGTCTCTACATTGTCCCGTAACGGAGACACGCTTGCAGCGAGTTCCACTGGATTATTCTCAGCTACTACAAACGCAGGCTTTATTTCTGCTAGTGGTTTTTTAGTTGGCGATGAGATCAAAACAGGCAAACAGTATCTAGAAGCAAAGTACACTCAAGCACATACACTTACTAATAGCGGACTTTACATTGGTTTAATTGACGCTGTTCGTGGTGCAAACAACGATACTGGTTATTCTACTAGCCCCGGCGGTAACGTGGCAGTCTGGTTCTTGCAAGACGGAGTAGTTGGTCACAACGGTCCCTATGACGTAGAAGCTGGTTTTACCACAGCTTCGAAGTGGGCGAGTAATCCTTGCACTACCGGAAGCAGTATTACCCAAGCAGATGTAATTATGTTTGCATATGATACAACAGCAAAGGCTGCTTGGTTCGGACTGAATAATCAATGGAGTCTATTCACTGGAGTGCCGGGCGTTGGAGCGGGTATGCCTATGTCTGACATCACTGGTGCTGTGCGGTTCTTTGTAGGTTACAACAATGTTGCTGGGACTATAGGAGTTCAATTTCAAACGGGCGGTAGTCATTCACCCACATACAATCCTCCTACTGGGTTTGATGCTTACTAATGACTTCAAATGCTTTTAAATTATCGAATATTTTGATTAACGGGACAAGTAATGTAGATCCTGTTATGATAGATTCTCATGTCGCAGGAACATTTTTAGATGTTGTTTCTAGCCCGGGCGATTTACCCGTTTCAGGAAATGCTCTGGGAGATCAAAGATGGGCAACATCAACTAATAAGCTATTCTTTTGGAATGGTACAGCCTGGATAAACACGACAGTCAGTAACTATTTGCCAAGTGTTCCTTCAGGTGTAGAAAATAGTTACAACTTAGCACTAGATGGTACAGCAACAGTCATTACAGCAACATCGACAGACCCAGATGGCACAGCAATTTCTTGGACATATTCAACAACAGGCTTGACAACCCAAGCTGCGATAGGACAATCTACAAATGTGTTCACTATAACTCCTTCTACAGTCCCAGCTAACAATGGCATATTTTATTTAACTATAAGCGCCACATCAAACACTAACACAGTAGCCAAGACAACTAAAATAACTTTAGCACACTAGGAAATATAATGCCTTCAAACGCTTTTAAATTAGCTACACTTTTATCAGAAGAGGGCAACAGGGTGCCAAGATCGTCTTTGCCTGCTGAAATACAGGCTTCTGGATTTTCGTCTGTAGCTACATCGAACGATCTACCTTCTTCGAATATAGGTCCAGGACTGACTGCGTATGTGGAAGATACTAAAAAGTTATTTTTTTACAACGGAACTTATTGGTATGAGATAGCGACAACTAATGACGCACCTTTAAATATTACTGGTGTAAATTCAACGTATGATTTAGCAACTGATGGTACAGCCACAACTATTACTGCAATTTCTTCTGACCCAGAAGGATTCCCGATTACATGGTCATATGCAGTTACTTCAGGAACTTTAGGAGATACAGCAACAATATCTCAACTGGACAATGTCTTTACAATTAATCCTTCTTCAGTAGATGCTCATGCAGGAACATTCAGTATAACTATTAGCGTAACTGACGGTACTAATATTAAAACTAAAGTAGTAGATTTCACATTGTCATTCGCCAATCAAATTGGATCGGACACAATATATAGTACGATTGGATCTGGAACCTACTCTATTCCAGCCGGTGCTAATTATGTTAAAGTTTTCGTAACAGGCGGCGGTGCAGGCGGAGGTGGCGCGTCTGCCTATACTGCGGTGTGGTTTAGTACGGGCGGCGGTGGTTCTGGCGGTACTGCAATTGGATTCTTAGCAGTAAGTGGAGGCTCCATCAGTTATACTGTTGGCGCCAATGGTACTGGCGGCTCAGGCTACGCGGGGGCGAACCCAGACGGCACGAATGGTGCAGCCTCAATTTTAAATTACAATGGTACAAACTTTGCTATTGGTTGGGGTGGAGTTAGAAGCAGTGGCGCTACAGGTGGTGGCCCCGGCTCTGCCACAAGTAATGGCATGGTATCCACTTCACTTCTTACTGGTGGTTCTGGCTCTAACGGTCAGGCGCAGTATGGGTTCAATGGCGGCGATGGAGGAACGTCTTATTATGGGGTTGGAGGGCCTGGTGGAAACGCACCCTCTTCCAATGGAGGAACCAGCTCATCTTTTGGTGGTGGAGGCGGTGGCGCTGGCACCAATACAGGAACTAGGATCGGCGGCGCTGGCACACGCGGCAAAATTGTAATTCAAGCATGGACAGGATTACCGTAATGATTTCTCTGAAACTGTTTATTAAACTGCTATATACTAAGTAAATAATTAATCTAAATGGAGATAGATAAAAATGACTACTGATAATGAAGAAAATAAAATCGAAATTACGCCAAATGATTTGTTGGTAATTCGTCAAGTGATGGAAGCAGCAAGTCAAGCGGGTATTTTTAAAGCAAGTGACTTGACCGCTGTAGGTACAGTATTTGATAAAGTCAATGGAATTGTTGAAGGCATTATTGCTGCATCTAAAGAAGCTGAGGAAGCAAAAAAAGCTGATACTTCAGAAGAATAGTATACTACCCCACTCACTAAGAAGAATCTTATTATAACAGATATTCTTAAAGAGTCAAGCGAAATCTTTATTATGATAAAAATTTAACAAATAAGGAAACTAGCATGGCACCGAAGAAACTAGAAAGTGGATCAAAGTATGAACATCTTGACGTTGATGGAGATGGTATTATTTCTGACGAGGAAATGGCAGCGGAGGAAAGATTGATAGAACTTGAAAGAAAGCGTGAAGCCGCTGAAAATGATGATAAGAAACAAGATGCACAGCGCAACATGGCTTGGTTTGCTCTTGTGGGAATGTTGCTATACCCATTTGCAGTAGTAATTGCAAGTGTTATCGGTCTTGATACTGCGGGTAATATCTTAGGCGATATGGCACCAACATATTTTGTGTCTGTGGCTGCAATCGTTATGGCTTTCTATGCGAAAGAAGCTATCGGGAAAAAATAAATATTCATTGACAAAATTTGGCAAATGTGATATAATTTAGATTATTATAACAGGATGGTTTATTATGAAAAGACTTATCTATCAAGTGTACGTTGGAAAGCGTTCCAAACTTTACGACCACTGTATTGAGTCAGTAAAGCAATATTGCAAACGTCACGGCTTCGATCACGAGGTTCAGAGAAATCCGATCCTTATGATCAAGCCAGACGTTTTTGCAACAAATCGTAGTAAAGAATCGTATGAAAAGCATGGTGGTTATTTGCCAATATACGAAAAAGAAAACGCCTTTGCATATTTAAAATCATATGATCAAGTTGCGATAATTGATGCAGATGTTTGGATTAGACCAGACTCTCCTTCAGTCTTTGATGATCTTGAGGAAGAGTATGATTTTGGTGGCGTAGTTGAGCGTGATATGCCCATCACGCAAGAATATGTAAATAAAATTGTAAACTATTCTAGAATGCAGTACAGCACTATCAAACATGTGGATTGGAAATGGAATAAGCGCGGCGGCGAGTTTATGAACATGGGTATTATGATTATGAACAAATCAATTCAAAAGTATTTGAATGGCGAGACTCCCGCACAATTTATAAGACGACCCGAGTTTAAACCCTTTGTTGATGGTCTAGGAGCATGGAAATGGTCTACAGATCAAACGCTTTTGAATACGTGGATCAAAGAAGAAAAAATGAAAGTTAAGAATATGGATTGGCGTTGGAACGGTTTGTTTACTGCAAATACAAAAATTAAAGAGTGTAATTTTGTGCATTTTTTCTTGAAAGACAAATTACCTAATCGTGGCGAGAATGTGGATGAACTAAGAAAATTGGTAGAATAAAATATATGTCTAGTTTAGAGTTTAGTAACATAGAATCGACAAGACCGAATGCTCCTTTTGGATTAAAAAGTAAATTTGGAAGTACATCTTTTTTTGCAACACACAACAATAAAAAAGTAAAAGTTTATGAAACTATTAACGAAAAGCAAATGAAACTTAGACTTTTTATAGACTCGCATCCCATATGCAAATTTTTTCCGAAAGTCATTGGTACAGAAAATTCTTTAGTTATCGAAGAATTTATATATGGAATATCTGCAACAGATTATAGTTCTATGAATACTATACATAGGAATTTATTAGATATAAATTATCCAGAGACCACATGGGACTACCTAAAATACATATATGAAAGGGTTGGTCTTAAAAAACCTAAATTCAATTTAACAACAAAGATAAATCACAATGATATAACTAGAGCAAATTTAATTAACACTTCTGATGGCATTAAAATTATAGATAATGAATTTTTAGCTTGTAATGATGGATGGATAATGAATTATTTAAATAGCGACATATTAAAAAATGAATTAAAAGGTGAACACATTAAACTATCAAAACAAATTTGGAGGATACGAAAATCGTGGAAAAGATAGTCAAGGAACATTACACTGGTAATAGAGCGCGATCATACGATTCTGGTAGAAATCAAAATCCAAAGTGGAAACTAGAACACAAGGTCGTAGAAGATTTTATTACTAATAACACTGATATTGAAACTATAATTGATGCTCCTTTAGGTACAAACAGATTCGGTACACTATTTCAAAGAAACTCTCATGTGAAAGAAGTTCACGGCTATGAATTATCATCTGATATGATTATAGAAGCAAAAAAAATTATGTGCTTAAAACTTAAAATTCATAAGCATGACCTTGTTAATGACTATATAAAAGAAAAATGCCAGCTATCAATTATAATGAGAATGCTTAATTTATTTGAGCAAAAACACTCACTCACAATTTTAAAAAATGTGCTGGACGCAACTGAAGAATATTCTATATTGAGTCTGCGATACTGGGAAGAAGATCCAAAATTAATCCAAAATAAAATAACGATACAAAATTTTAATAAATTTAATGAAGAAATCAGAAAATTGAGTTTTAAAATAATAGATGAGAGGAAGTACCCGGACACAAAAGGCGGTCAATATAGCATCTTTACGTTAAAGAGATTATAATGAGAGTTTATGAGGATGATCTAATAAAGTATATGTGTAATGGTGTTAGCGTTGTAGGTAACGCAACATCATTGTTCGATAGAGAATATGGATTAATCATTGATGAAATGCCAACTATAAGATTTAATTGGAGCAAAATTGAAAAGGGCGAGTCTCAAGGTACTAGATGGAATTTTTTAGCATCAGGATCAAGATGGAAAAGAAGTGTTGAAGCTAATATGTGTAACAAATCTAATGATGTAAATTCAAAATCTTCAATTCCATTATTTCATACATTGTTGCTTAATCCTGGACTAAAAAATGAAGAAAATACTATTGTTAGAAATTCAAAAAATAAATACGATTTTTATTTTGGCGAACTATCTATCGCAGAACCTTGGAAACGAAGATTAGGCAAACGAATTAAACTTTCAAGTGGCATGCATTCTTTAATTTTATTAGATTATTTAGGAATTGAACGTGTAAGGATTTTCGGATTTGATGGTTATAGAAGTAAATCATATTATACAGATGAAATCAGTGAAAGCCATGATTATTCTACTGAAGATATAATGCGAAAAGAATTAGTAGAAAAAAATAGTTGGAAGGTATACGAATGATTACGAATAATTATAAAAACCAGCAATCTAAATTGCATAAAACAACTAACTGGGGAGCAAACTCTAGAATGCAAGTTCCGCGAGTTTTTAATATTCCTGAATTGATTGAGAAGTATAATGTCAAAACGCTATTAGATTTTGGATGTGGTCAAGGTGGATTGCATAAGTATTTAAAAAAATCGTGCAAATTAAAAGATGCTAGAGGATATGATCCTTGTGTTGAAAAATACGAGATAATACCTGACTATAAATTTGATATGTTGGTATCTCTTGATGTTTTAGAGCATATTGAACCGCAGTTTATTGATGATACTCTTAAACTTATCAACGATAAATTTACTAAAATTTCTTTTTTGGATCTTCACACCTCTGCGGCTAAAAGACTTTTGCCAGATGGTCGTAACGCTCATTTGATCCAAGAACAGCCTGAATGGTGGCAAGAAAAAATAAGTAAATTTATTGACGGAGAAATCATCGAACAAAAATGGTTACCATTTAATAAGAATAAACACACAAGAGCAGTCAATTACTTATTTGTAATTAAAAAATAAAAAAAATTATGAGTTAGGAAATAAAATGAAAGTATACGAATACAAAAATTATGATGATTATGTAGAAGCACAAACTGACGCTAATGTGAAAAAAATCGATTGGTCTTGGGTAAAAAAACAAACTGTTGAAACTATGTGTTCCTATATGCCTGCAGCTAAGATGGTATTGTGTCATGGTACTAGAAATGGAAAAGAACAGCAATATTTCAAAACATTTTTGCCCAAAGCTGAAGTAATAGGCACAGAAATTTCTCATACAGCAAAACAATTTCCGATGACAGTCCAGCACGACTTTCAAAAACCTAAAGAAGAATGGATTAATAAATGCGATATCGTATATTCTAATTCTTTTGATCATGCGTCTGAGCCAACAAATTGTTTAAATACTTGGAAAAATCAAATATCTACTAATGGACGCTTATATATTGAATTTGATTTTGCGGCGGGTCACAACAATTCAAGACGATCCGATCCGCTACAAATTTCTGAAAATGAGTTGATAGAATTATGCACAGATGTAGGACTAATAGAAGATAATTTTTTTATGGGAAATGGAATGTCCTCTAAAGTTTTTAGTTTCAAAAAATGAAATCATTTGTTGTATACGTTAAGGGTCACTCTAAATCCGAAGAATATATGGATCAGTGTTTGAAAAGTTGCATTTCAAATGATTTTGATGCTGAACCTCTTGAAGGTGTGACACCAAAAACCTTAAATAATTATCAACACTATCCAGAAATACCTAATGGTAGAGTAACATCATTTAAAAAAGAAAGCAAGAAAACATATGAAACTAAAAAATCTTGTTTTTTAAACCACGTCAGAGTATGGAATAAATGTATTGAATTAGATGAGCAGGTAGCATTTATTGAGCAAGACGCAACATGTGTGAGACCTTGGAATAATACAGTCTTTAATGATGTTTTGATACTAAATTGTGAGTCTGCATTTAAGCAACCAGTTTTCGATCATGTGAGAAATAAGCCGCAATTTAATTTTGGTAAAGGGCTTTACAACTCAAGTCCTTTAGTGTATAATAAAGACAATTCATTTAAAGGCAGTTTGATGATACCAGGAACGGCAGCATATGCAGTTACTCCAAGAGGCGCAAAAAAGTTACTATCTCAGCTAGATAAGTTTGGTTGGGATCAGAGCGACTATTTCATCAATACATACAATGTAAAATTAGAATATATAATACCAGAGTACTTTACGTTCTCTTTGAAAAACTTAAACATGAGTCACGGATTTTAAAATGAAAATATTTATCACAGGTATAGCAGGGTTTATTGGTTATCATCTTGCAAGAAAGCTATTCTCTCAAGGACATGATGTTTCAGGATTAGATAACTTTAATGATTATTATGATTCATCACTAAAAAGAACCAGAGAATCTAAATTGACTGACTTGGGAATAGAGGTATTTGACTGCGATCTAACCTCCGACTCATTCAAATTTTATAAAAACGATCACTATCTTACTATTCCTAAAGCGTCCTTAGATGGTGTTGAAACTGTCATACATCTTGCAGCATACGCTGGTGTTAGACACTCAATGTTAGATCCACATCTTTATATTCAGAATAATATTATTGCTTCACAAAACTTAATTGATAGGTGTGAGAAAGATGGTGTAAATAGAATTTTATATGCATCAACATCGTGTGTTATGGCTGGCAATCCCCTGCCTTGGAAAGAGGACGTGAACTTAGGTCACCAATTAAATCCTTATGGATTTACAAAAGCGACTACAGAATCTCAGTTCAAAACTAGCAAAATTAAAAATACTACTGGACTTAGATTTTTTACTGTATATGGTCCTTGGGGTAGACCAGACATGGCACTATTCGATTTCACTAAAAACATCATTGCAGGCAATCCTATAAAGCTATTCAACAACGGTAATATGACCAGAGATTTCACATATGTCGATGATATCGTAAACGGAGTCTTACTTCTTTTAAATGCAGAGGGCAAAGAAATATATAATATCGGTCGTGGCGAAAAAGTTAAATTGCTAGATTTTGTTAAAGAGATAGAAAAAAATCTAGGTCGTACAGCAATCACAGAATTAGTTCCTATGCACCCAGCAGACACACAGACTACTTGGTCAGATACAACTAAATTGCAAAAGCTGGGTTATAATCCCAAAGTTTCTATTGCCGAGGGTGTTGAAAACTTTGTAAATTGGTACAAAGATTATTATAAGGTAAATTGAAAATGCCAAAAAATAAAATTACAGGAATTGTGCCCATTGGAGGATTTGGAACAAGACTAGGAATGACATTTTCAAAGGAAATGCTTCCTCAGAGAAATTTTAACTATTATAATCCTATATCAAATCATCTAGTTTCAAAAATGATAGACGCAGGAGCAGAAAAGATAATTTTTATTCATGGAGACGAGTTAAAAAGTGACGTTACTTCCTTCTTTACTGATGAAAATTTTATTCATATTTGTCAGAAGAAACACGGCTTTGCAAACGTACTGCTTGAATTTTTAGATTATAAAACTCCTGCTAGAAATGAAGTATTGCTTTTTGGTATGCCCGATACTATTTTTGAAAACAATCCTTTTATAAAAATGTCAACTATAAAAGGTGTAGTTGCAGGAACATTTATTACGGATAGCCAATCTAAGCTAGATAGATTAGAAAAAAATATGAAGAAATTTAAAGTTAAATCTTGTCTTGAAGATGACCTATTAGATATGTTTTGGGGCGTGTTAAAATTTGATGGAAAAAATTTATTAGATGCATACGAGAAAAATTTATTTGAAAAATATACCGAAGTCGGAGATATAGTAAATTCATTAGGATTTGAGACTGTCCCAGAAAACAAATACATAGACTTAGGAACATGGAATAATTATAATAGATATTTATCGCATGGTTACTATTGAAGAGGAATAAAACGCAATGATAGTGAACGCACATTCTACGGTAACAACTAGACCTCTTGGAGATAGAATTATTCATTTACTATTTTGTGAAATGCTTTCCCAATCAGAAAATGAAGATGTAAATTTAATCTGTGAGCATTTTAAAGATTTTGATCAATTGAAAAATCTATTGGGATCTGATAGAGTTTTTCTAAACAAGAAAAATGTTATTCCTAAGAAAACTATCAATATTAGGTATCCCATAAACTGTAACTCAGATAATTATGATTTGTCGATTCACGAAGTTTGGGGTTCAGTCAAAGAATTACCTAAATGTAAAAACATCAAGAATTTTAATCAAGAATTGCCGAAGAAATATATCACTACACAGTGGGACGCTAGGCAGACGTATAGGTTTATTTTACCAGAAAAAATAGAAAAAATAGAAAAGCATTATCTGCAAAGTGGATTTGAAATTATACGGATCGGAGCAAATGGTAGTGGTAGAGCAAGCACAGATTTAGATTACATAGCATATTTAATATCAAACGCTGATTTACATGTAGGTGCAAGTTCAGGAATGGCATATTTTTCGCAGATGATTTTACCCTGCGATAAAATACATATATATTCAGGTGAAGAGACTGCACAAGAAAAATATCCTAGAGGAATATTCGGCAGCAAAAAATGGAAATTAGGTGATGTTGATGAAATGGCGCAACTAATTATAGATAAAGGCGCAAAATTAAATTATTATAAGGCAAATTAAATGAAATCATATGCAATAACTCTTAAAGGCAATAATATCTCAGAAGAAGGGTTTGATGCTCTTTGGCTTAGTTCAAAGAAACTCGACAATGATTTTAACATAGAAAAGTTTGAAGCGACAGACCATGTGAAAGTTGGCGCTGAAATGATGCATTGGGATCTATTCTGGAATTACCCGTGGGAAGGCAAAGTTACAGACTTAGCTACAGGTTTAATAAAGAGCGCATATCCAACAGCAGTAAAGACTAAACGCATGGCTGCAGCCGTGTCACATTTTAGGCTATGGACAGAATGTTTTGAAAAGAAAGAACCTTTGCTAATTCTAGAACACGATGCAATTTTTAGAAAAAAGTTAGATTACCAGTTGCTATTAGATTCAAAATATGATATAATAGGTATTAATGAGCCAAGAGGCGCAACAAGAAAATCAGCAGAATTTCATAGATTAATTCAAAAGAACAAAAACGAAATACAACCTGTTCCATCTGTAGACGATTATAACATTCCTCAAGGCATTGCCGGAAACTCAGCATATATAATCAAGCCAGCAGCGGCAGAAAAACTAATATCGTTATGCTTCAATCACGGGCTTTGGCCAAATGATGCTATAATGTGTAAGCAGTTAGTTGATAACTTAGGCGTCAGCCGAACGTATTATACTAACATTCAAGGACTACAATCAACTACAACAACCTAGAAAGGTCAATCTAAAAATGAAAAAACTTTTAACAATCGTAGCAGCGGCTATGTTAGCGACAAGCGCATGGGCTGGGGATAAAGTTAAAGTGGGGTTCGTATATGTCGGACCGACTGGTGATGGCGGATGGACATATCGTCACGACATTGGCAGACAAGATGTAGAAGCACATTTTGGTGATCAAGTCGAAACATTTTTTGTCGAAAGTGTTAAAGAGGGTCCTGATGCAGAGCGTGTAATTAATGGTATGGTACTAAGAGGTGCAGATATTATCTTCACAACATCATTTGGATATATGGACGCGACATTGAAGATGGCTAATCGTTATCCAAATGTTAAGTTTGAGCATGCCACTGGGTATAAGCAGGCTGCAAATATGTCAAGCTATGGATTGCGTCTATACCAAGCTAGACACGTTCAGGGCGTGATTGCTGGTTTAATGACTAAATCGAACAAGATTTGTTATATTGGAGCGTTCCCAATTCCAGAAGTTATCCGTGAAATTAATACATTCTTTATGGGTGCTCGTAGTATGAATCCTGATGTAGATATGGATATTGTATGGGTAAATACTTGGTTCAATCCTGGTAAAGAATCGGATGCTGCTAAAGCCCTCATGTCCCAAGGTTGCGATATGATAGCACAACATACAGATTCTCCTGCGCCACTCCAAGCTGCAGAACAACAAGGTAAACACGGCTTTGGTCAAGCATCAGATCAAATTGCTGTTGCACCTAAATCGCAGCTAACTGCTACTATTGATAACTGGGCACCTTACTATATTCGTAAAGTACAGGCTGTAATTGATGGTAATTGGGAGAGTGAGGACTATTTTGGTCATATGAATGATGGTGTTGTTGCGATGGCACCATTCACAAATATGCCAGATGAAGTTCGTGTTATTGCAACTGATATTATGCACCAGATTCGTGATGGTGAATATTTTGCTTTCACTGGACCAATCAAAGATCAAGCGGGTGAAGTTCGTATTGCAGCTGGAAAAGTAGCTACGGACGGCGAATTGAATAGTATGAGCTATTATGTCGAAGGAATCACTGCTCGATTCCCAGATTAATTTTAAAAATGTTAAAAAATATTATATTTTTAGTCTAAATACTAAGATTATAATGTGAGGGGCAATAAGAGTGTTGCCCCTCTGACGCAGAGAAAGAGAAAGAAATAATGACTCAACTAATTGATCCTAAAAAATTTACTAATGCAGTGTCCCTCCTTAGGGACTTTTTTTTAAATAAAGGCTTTGAGGAAGTACATACTCAAAATAGATTAAGTATTTTAGCTGCATGTGAAGACCCCGAAAATGTAGCAACTTATCAATATGAAAATCAGACGTGGCCATTGCCTCAAACAGGTCAAATGTGGCTAGAACATGAATTACTTACAAGCCCTACTTCAAAGGGCTTTTTTTGTGTCTCGACCTCATATCGTCAAGAACCAAATGCAATCCCAGGCAGACATGATACGATTTTTCCTATGTTTGAATTTGAAATGCCCGGCAGTATTGATGATCTGAAAGAAATGGAATATGAGCTATGCAAACATCTGGGTTTTGACAAGCCCACAGAAAAAACTTATAGAGAATGGCAACAACACTATGGGGCTAGTGCATCTACAGAACTAGACGCACAACACGAATTAGCCATGCAATCATCGTTTGGCTCTTGTATGATTACAGAATTTCCAGAAATGACAAGCCCTTTTTGGAATATGTCTAGAAATGAGGATGGTACTAGCAGAAAGATTGATGTTATTCTGGGTGGCATGGAAACAATTGGTAGTGCTGAACGCAGTACTGATAAAGATCAAATGAGAGATACCTTCCATACAATCTCTAATGGTGAATACGCTGGTTTGATTAAGAGTTTATTCGGAGATCAAAGGGTTGAGGATGAACTTGAGAAATTCTTAGAATTTGAATTTTTCCCTAGAAGTGGCGGCGGCATCGGGATGACACGAATGATTGCAGCCTTAGATAAACTATAAAAGTTATCTGAGGTGGCGGAATTGGTAGACGCGCGGTACTGTTTATACCGTGAATATATACTAACGTAAATGTATATTTATTCGTGCAGGTTCGATTCCTGCCCTCAGAGCCAAATATAAAATGGAGATATTATTATGATACCAGTAATTGATTTAAAAAGTCCACATGCACTACAGCATATCAATGACGCTTACACTACTGTAGGCTTCGCAGTTTTTATTAATGCTATTAGTGAAAAAGAGCAGTCTGACATGGACTGTTGGTTTGATAAAATGAAATCATTTTTTGATTTGAATTTAGAGACCAAGAAGAAATATCCTTATGAAGGCGATACAAACTTGGGCTATAGTGTTGTTGGGGATGAGAACGTAGATCCTACTGCACCTAAAGATATGAAAGAAAGCTTTAATTATAATAATCAGAGGATGCCCGATAAACTGTGGCCAGTGGAGTTGAACGGATTTAAATCTAATGCGTTGCAAAGTATTACAATCGCGGATAAGCTAACACTACGCATTTTAAGTATGTTTGATGAAATTCTTAAATCAGGCACTACGTTAGTTGACGCACACATGCAGCCGTTCAATACGACCCGAGTTATTCATTATCCCGCTTATACAGGACCACTAGAAGATCGTCAAATGCGTATTGGTGAGCATAGCGATTACGGTACGATCACGCTGCTATGGCAGATTAATGATGTTCCTGGTTTGCAAGTGCAAGATTTGCAGGGTGATTGGCATCCAGTTCCATATGCAAAAGACGGCATCGTATGTAATATTGGCGACTTACTTCAGCGTTGGACAAATGATTACTTTAAAAGCACTAAACATAGAGTAGTTAATGACCATATAGATAAGACTAGATACAGCATGCCGCACTTTGTTGATCCAACACCCGGCACGATGGTTAAAAATCTTATGGGTGGAAATGATAAGTATGAACCTATTGAGAGTTTAGATTATTTGAAGTGGCGACTTGCTCAAAGTTACTAGAGGAAATATAATATGAAATTGACATTACTTGGTTATGGATTTGTTGGTAAAGCTGTACATGCGCTGTTGGAAGATCATTATGACATTTCGATAGTTGATCCCGCATATACTTCAAATGAAGTGAAAAACGAAATCAGCGACGGCTATATCATTTGCCTACCAACGCCTTCGAGCGTTGATGGTTCATGTGATATGAGTGTTATAAACGAAATGCTTGAGCAAATTTCTAAAAACAAAGGTGGTTCAGCAAGAGTACTGATTAAAAGTACCATTAGCCTTGAGGGCTGGGAATACATTGATAAAATGTATCCACATCTAGAAATTACATTTAGTCCCGAATTTTTGACAGCGGCAAATGCAGTAGAAGATTTCAAAAATCAAGATACGATACTATTTGGTTCTAACACTCTGGACACACTTGTATTTGGATCAGCCCCGGCAGACAAATTTTGGGTTGATGTATTTACAAAGTGTAAAGAATTTACGCCCATCTATTCTTCAATTCCTGAGTTGATTATGACTAAATATGTACGAAATTCTTTTCTCGCTGTTAAAGTTGCATTTTTCAATGAAATTTACGATTTGTGTCAAGAAAGAAACGATATGGATTATGACGAAATTGCAAGCCTTGCAGGACTAGATGATCGTATCAGCAAATCTCACATGCAGGTGCCAGGACCAGACGGTGATAGAGGATTTGGTGGAGCGTGTTTTCCCAAAGACACGAAAGCATTACAAGCAACATTTCAGGCGAATAACCTTGAACCTTGCATTTTAAGTAGTGTTATTAGGGCAAACAATAGGATAAGAAATCTATGATAAAAGCATATGTGATAACAATTGAAACTTTTCCTAAGTCTGTCCGTTCAGCTAGTAGATGCATTATGTCTGCTGCCGATTATGGCATTGAAGGAGTTGAAATGTGGAAAGCTACAATTCCAGAAGATGATCCTAAAAAAATGTTAAAAGATAGAGGGATTCCAGCAGCAGGTTTCACTGAAGTTTATTCTAGACCTGAGCGTTGCATGTCTGCATTTCTTTCACATCATAGGCTTTGGGAAGAGTGTGCAAAAGAAAATGACGATGCATATTTAATATTTGAACACGATGCAGTTATTACAAGTGAACTTGGTGTCATGCCAAAAATGCACTCACGTACTGTTCCTATGTTATGTTCTATCGGCGCACCATCATACGGCAAATTTCATACGCCGAAAAAGCTAGGCGTAAACAAATTAGTCTCTAAACAATATCTACCCGGCGCACACGCATATATGCTAAACGGTTCAGCAGCAAAAGCTTTAATTGATCGGGCAAAAATTGATGCTAGTCCTACGGACGTGTTCATTCATAATGATAGATTTGACTTTTTAAATGAAATGTATCCTTATGCTGCAATTGCAAAAGATACTTTTACAACAATTCAGAGAAAGCAAGGATGTTTAGCTAAACATAGCTATGGTGAAAAATATGAAATCTTATAGTAAAGTATTTGTTACGGGCTGTGATGAAAGCCAGGAGTGGATGTTGCCTTGGTTTATCAGCAACTACACGACACATAATGACGTTCCTTTAGTATTCGCTGATTTTGGCGTATCGGATAGTTGTAGAGATAGTCTATTGGAAATAGGGATTTCTGATATAGTTGATATGACTAATACTAAAGTATCTGGTTGGTTTATTAAACCAAAGGCAATATTGAAAGTCTCAAAGATATGCGACAAAACTTGCTGGCTAGATACGGACATTGAAGTTCTTTCTGATATCTCAGATATTTTCGATTATACTATGGCAAACAAGCTGGCAATGGTTGAAGATAAGCCTTGGTCAAGTCGAGCGCGGTCCAAGTGGCATAACTCCGGAGTTGTCGCTGTTGAGGAAGATCCTGTAATATTATACAAGTGGGCTAAACATGTTGAAAATATAAACCCTCAAGCTTATTGGGCAGCAAACAGAGGCGACCAAGAAGTTCTACATGATATGATGATAAGCGATCTTAATAGAATGATACATATAACTGATATTCCAAATGAATACAATTGGCTCAGAATACAACTTGAGAACGACAAACAAGACAGTAAATCTAAAAAGTGTATCCATTGGACAGGTCGCAAAGGCAAAGATCGTATTAGGAGAATGATAAACAATGACTAGTGTAGCCCATGTTATAGGAAATGGCAAAAGTGCCGGAATGTATACCCCAGCAAAAGGTTTGAAAATTGCATGTAATATGCCGCAAGCGGGCATTGACAATTTATACACAACAGTTATGGTAGATTTTAAAATGATGAAAGCTGTTCACGAGGGAGTGTTTGAAGTGCCTGGTGATTGGACCCTTGGGGCTAGACCTAAGAAATGGATGGAAATGAGAAACGATTTTTATCTGAAGTATTCTCAGCAAATAAAAGAGTTTTATCTACACCTTCCAAAATATGCAGCTAATTATACAGATTTTAATTGTGGACACATGGCGGTACATTACACAGCTAACAAACTGAAGCGTGAAGAAATTCATATGTATGGTTTCGATTCAATCTTTTCGTTTGATATCACTAGCGCAGTAGATTTGATTTTGCCGTCCCCTCGCGACAACTTGAATACTCAAAGACTGACTGAAAACTGGCGCCCGATTTGGTTTCATATGTTTAGAGAATTTCCAAAAACGCAGTTTATCATACACCAAGTCAAAGGGAATCCTCTAATTAAAGTGCCAGACAATGTTGAAATAGTGCATCCCAAACGAAAATAATGGTTGACATTTGGTCATTATTATGTTAGGTTAGTTGTAGAAAAAGAATCATTAGAAAGAGATACCATGATCTTAGATGCATTTAACAAACCTGACAAACTTAGCTGGGACATTCTGGACTCTGTAGTGTCACACGCAATCGACAATCTTGAACTTGATACTGGTGTCATAAAAGAATTGAATATCATTTTCAAGGGAGCTAATGGTGATAACTGTGGCTATTTTGACGGTCTCGAGGATGAGGACGATGGAATTGCTGCAATAGAAGTCAATAGCAAAAAGCCTGTAGACGTTATCATCACAACGATCTTTCACGAATTAGTGCATGTCCAACAAGTACTGACGGGCGCGTTTGACGATGTTGCTAAGACATGGCATGGAGAAACTTACGCTAATGTTGACTATGATAATCTTCCCTGGGAAATAGATGCTTTCGATAAAGAAGCTGCACTATATGATAGTTGGAAAGCTTAAAGTGATAAATACATATGATATGAATAATAAAAGCGACAATAATATATGTCTCATTACCCTAAGCCTGTTCCGACAGATGATCCTTGCGACGATTGGAGCAATCTTCCAATACCAAAGCCAAAAGAAAAAGATTGACAACAGCGTCATTTTGTGTTATTCTAGCTTTAGTCAAGAGAATCACTAAATACTTGTGAAGGAGTTATATTATGAGTGAAAGAATGTACTGGTCTGTAAAGGCATATAATGACGTTGATGGAGAAATTAAACTGTCCGAATGGGCAGCAGGTTTTAACTATCAGCAAGCTGAATCATATTATGAAAAATTGGACGATATGAACTCTTTCTTTAAAATTGAAATGCAGAAGGACTGTCCTGCTGTAACTAAAAGTTAAGGAGTGCTAACATGAAACTTGAGTTTAATTTTGATATGGGTCCAGAATATATGGGCGCTGACGAAATTGCTGTTCACGCAATTCTAAACGGCTATCACTTGCCAAAAATCAACAAAGAACAAATCATCGACAAATTGATCGGTGATGCATATGCTGGAAAGCTAGGTCCTCTTGACGAGGATGAAGTTGACTTTGCAATAAAAATCGTATCTGATATTGTAAAAACCACTAAAAAAGGTTGACAAAGCTGGTAGAATATGCTACATTAGTTGTAGAAACAGAATCACTTGAAAGGGTTCATATTATGATCGACTCAAACACACCACAGCCAGTAATTGTAATAAAGTCTGCAATCGTTAATGAGCTTCTACGCATTCATGCACCAGACGTTCAAAGTGAACAATCTGCTTCAATGGTACAAGACTGGGCTATAGAACAAGATAGGGTAGTTAATCCTTATTGTGAGCCACAAAATGGCGTGTATGAAACTGAGTATGATGGTATGACAATTGCTGCGGGTAATGATCTTTTAGTTAATTTTGGAGAATAATATGACTGTAGAATTTGTTCAAGCTATCATCCTTCTTGGTGTAATGCTTTTCAGTGGAGCTATAGGATATGTTATCGGAATGCGTCATGCTTGGAAAGATGCGGAAGAAGTTTACAGAAGTGTTTACGGAGTAAAAAAATGATTAGAGGGATCACACCTGCTTCCGAGACAGTGATAAATCTTGATGGTCCTGATGGGAATGCCTTCTACTTAATGAGTATTGCAAAGCAATATGCACATTCAATGGGTTTGAGGGCATCACCTATCATGTCTGAAATGTGTGCTGGAACAGACTATTTCAAATTGGTCAGAGTTTTCGAAAAGTATTTCGGTCACTTGATTGTCCTTGAAACATCTAACAAAGAATTGCTGGAGTATATCAATGCGGATAAATAGTGTTGGCGGTTATGGTCGTACTGCTTTAATTAAATCTACCATGCAGGATGCTCCTATCAGGGCAGTTGCCAAGAGCGAATTTATGTCAGTTATGGAGTTACAGGAAATGATTAGAAAAGACAGTTCAAATGTTAATTCAATGCAGAAAGCAACACCAACAATCAACTTTGATAAGTTAGTAGACGCTATTCTAAAAAGCGGCGATTTGTCTAAATGATACTCGCGCTCACAGCCGCTGCTAAAGAATACATGATAGAGCAATTAGTACTTGCCGAAAAAAATTATGTACTCCTTGAAGTAAAGGGCGGCGGCTGTAGCGGATTTAAATATGATTGGTCGTATGTGGAAGATGATAGCAAGGGAACAGTTATAGACAACACATTGGTTGTAGACGCTATGGCAGAAATGTTTCTCTTTGGCTGCACTGTTGACTACGTTAGAGAATTAGGTGGAAACTACCTCATCGTCAAAAACCCACAAGCTAAAGCGCAATGTGGCTGCGGCGAGAGTTTCGGAATATAAAGGATTGATACAATGTCTCAAGAATTGCAAGACTTAGAGTTAGATTATTTTAAGACGCAGGCGATGGTTCTCGGCAATAGAAATCGCAGTCTTAAAGCCAATGTCAATGTTCAAGAAAGATACATCGAAATTCTAGAAACTCAGCTAAGGGCATTAGATCCAGCAAAAGCAAGAGAAACTACGCTGAGGCTACGCCTTCTCACACTCCGCGAAGAATGGAAAATTAGGGGTTGACAATGTATCTTAGTTATGCTATTATAACTATAGAAAAAGAATCACTAGAGAGAGAGTATTTTTTAACAGGGTGCAAATTTTATTTGCTGTTTTGATTTGGGAGCGTCTGTGTTACGTAACCTAGACCTAACGATAAAGAATGTGTTCCGACAGTAGGACATAACCCTGTTAAAAAGTACTCTTAGACTTCTTACTACTGCGTCCGTGAATGAAGTAATGTCAAATGTTGCGCGAGCCTCCTCATAATGAGGGAAGAGAAAGCATTAAACAATTTCACTGTCGATGAAACAATTAGATACTGATCAGCAAAGGGTCAGAGTTATATCGAATCGTTGAGACATCCTAGGGCGTAGTAGTAAGAAGTTTAGACTGTTTTTTGGTACGTCTGTGGGAGAGGGAAGGCTAACTAAAACCCATGTTCGTAAGGGCGTATCAAAAAGCAGTCTATAAAGAATAGGTCCCTTGGCTCAACTGGATAGAGCAACAGCCTTCTAAGCTGTAGGTTACAGGTTCGAGTCCTGTAGGGTCCACCAAGAAGCTGAGTAATATACTCAGTGAAACCCTAGTCGGAATGAAAGCCTTGCAAGGTGGTACTAGGTCGGTAAATACTCTGTACCGACGAAAAGCAGAGCGTGGTTGTCCGCGATAAAGACAAATAGGGGGTGGGGATTGTGCATAGTCTCCACCCTTGAAATTTAATATAAGGAATAACGAGTTGTATAAATTAGAACGTAACGGTAAAACTGTAGAACATATTGTAATGACAGGCGAGTTAGGATATAAAATCTATCAAATGCCTGTGAGAAATGATTTAGTATTCGACACTAAAGAACAAGCCATGCAAGTCGCAAAGTTGCTAGATGCTGATGTTGTCGAGATACTCACGAAATTTGCGAGAGTAGCTTAGTGGTTAAAGCCCCCCGCTCATAACGGGTTGATCGTAGGTTCAAATCCTACCTCTCGCACCAATTATAAATAGCACTATATAAATTAATAAAGGATATTTCAAATGGCAATTAAACCCCCCGCATGGGCAAAAGGCGCACATCCAACAAATGAAGGCTGGATGAAAGGGCGTGAACTACTCAAAGCGCAACCGTTTACGCAAGCAGAAATTGATGAATGGTATGGCGTACCAGAAAAGGCAGCACTTCTATTAGCTTCTGCCAAAGGTGCGGTCAAACCAACGCCACAACCATTGCGCGAAGTAGTTGACGATCCAAATCCAGCGCCGACACCGGCTCCTGCTCCGCAACCATTGCACGAAGCAGCGCCCTCAAGCGACCTGAGTAAAATGTCAAAGAAAGAATTAGAACTCGTTGCAAGGGATAGTGGTGTTGAACTAGACAGACGATTGAGTAAGAAAAAACTATTAGAAACTGTGAGGGGGATACTTAGATAATGAATGTTGATGGTCCAGGCTTCTCGCACCACTACGCGACACAGCCTCTTGAATTGATTGTAAAGACCCAAGCTGCAAAGGATATGCAAATGCAGGTCGTGGAAAATATTAGGAATAGAACGCAACAGTCAGTAAGAGCGCCTCAAAAAGCGTTGGGGAACTCTTACGAAGGTCACGCGGGCACATATGGCGCAGACGGTAAGAAAATGCACATACCTCAAGTAGAAGCTACAGACACAGCAAGTAAGGTCAAAAAGTCCGTGGATATCATGGCATGAATAAAGTTATAAGTCCAAATGATATTATTCCTTCATCTTATAATAGTGGATGGGGCGAGAACAAATCTACAATCTTAGCAGATCCAGCTAGATTTATGGATAGTAGCGGATGGGACGGCGAAGCTGATTATACGTTTTCGGTCAGTGATACTAGTATCACCGATGATGGGTTGAGCGACTATATGGCATTTGTTGCAGACCCTGTAATTTTTGAAAGAGAAAATCTAATCAGACTTGGACTTGATGTGGACACTGAAGGACCGTTTAAGTCTGCGAAAGATGCGGATACCCACGGCGTGACAAGACAAGAAATCATTACATATCGAAAACGTGATGGCTATCTTGTCAGAGAAACCGCAATACGGGTATTCGATAACACAGACTACACAGACCACACAGCCACAATAGTTATAGCTAAAATAGGAGAGTAATTCATATGAAAGAAACAATGTTAACAGCAATACAGATGCAGATCGACGGGAAAATTGCTATGCACACTGCTAATATCGAAATTTACTTGAACAATCCAGTGGGCATCGGAGAACATTCCAGTGTGATGGAATCGTTAGAACATCAAATGAATGAACTTGCTAGATGGGAAGGCATTGCTACAACAATGCAGAAATTTTGTCCCGAAGAATAGCTTTATTCATAGGCTGGTATAAACAGTTAAGGGAGAGGAGACATGAGTTTTCTTTCCCTTTTTATTATCATACATCATATAATATATGGAATTGTATTCGCTGGGCATTCTATAACTCAGGCCATAATGAATTAGACGGTTCATATTTGAAGAAAAATAAAACATATAAGTAGCTGTATAAAATATATTATTTGGAGAATGATTTATGAAATATGTGATTGATATTGACGGTACGATATGTAATGAAGTGCTAAAGCCCGACGGCACGAAAGACTATGCGCTACACGAACCTATGCCTGATCGTATTGAGCGCGTCAATGCCCTGTACGATGCAGGTCACACTATTAAGTATATGACTGCCCGCGGCGCAGTGTCCAAGATAGACTACTACAGTCTTACCAACAATCAACTCATTCGTTGGGGCGCTAAGTTTCACGAATTATCAGTGGGTGAGAAAGAACATTATGACGTTTGGATTGATGATAAAGCATTTTGGTCCGAGAACTTCTTTCGAAATACAGGCGAAACTTATGAATGATTAAACAATATATCAAAAGCTATAAAGACTTTCCTATAGAAGGAATCGACTTTAAATGTATAGCTAGTTTGTGCGCTAATCCAGAAGGCTTTATGCACACTAATAATTTCTTTTATAGTAGCTTACTAAAGTATTGTCCAGTAGATAAGATCATTGGCTTAGATGCCAGAGGATTTATTTTTGCAAGTGTACTGGCACACAGAACAAAAGGTGCTCTAATTCTTGCTCGTAAAGCAGGTAAGTTACCTGGCCCTATTATTCAAAAAGAATTTGATCTTGAATACGACACGGCTACACTTGAAATACAAACAACATCAATTGAGCAAGGCGATAGAGTTATTATCATCGACGATCTTATGGCAACTGGAGGCACAGTTCAAGCGTGTATTGATATTGTACACGACCTCGGTGGGTCAATTACTGCTGTAGCATGTGCAATAGATTTAGTCTCACTTGGCGGCAGTCGTTGCATAAAAGATCAAGATATTAAATTTTATAGCGGAGCAGAGTATCAATGATTAACATACAAAGGAGAAGTAAAATGAAATATATATTATTCGCACTCACATTCATTCTAGTATCGTGTACTGCATCAATATCGGTAAAAGCTGATCCCGATATCTATGTAGAGCCACTGGCACCTAATACACTTTCACCCAAAAAAGATAAGAACTTAGACTTAGATACTGGTGAGTACCTAAAGAATAGAATTGCACCAAGAAATCCGACACAACAAATTATGCTTATCGCATGTGATACCAAAGACTATGTAGACAATCAAGTCTTGACCGAGTATAACGAAAAGAAATTATTCGGTGGTGTCTCTGTAGTAATAATGATACCCAATACAGGTAATAATCTATCAGTAGCAAACGCACAAAGATTTGCACCACAAGTCGCGCTATACGTCAATCAAGACAAAGGCACATGGTCACTCATAGCAGAAACCGGTAACTACTCTTGCCTCATAGCCAACGGCGCAGAGTTTAGCCCAGGAGAATAATATGCTTTGGATGTTGTATTCACTATTCACACTAGAAATAAACGGAGAAAGACTTGTGTTCGAGGGTAGAGATTTTTATTCCCAACAAGAATGTATGAATTTCTCAACAAATAATATTATTAATCTAAATGATGCACTGATCTACCGTCTAGACAGAATGTACGGAGAAAACGCATATAACATTCTAGAAATAGGCTGTGTCCAAAAAGATAACCATATGAATAGAAAAGTTATAGTAAATAATAACACAGGTAAAGAAACTTGAACCAAGAAAGATATCATAACTATATTCTAAGGAAAACAACAATGACAAATCAGTTAGAGTTAAAGATATATGAGTTAGAAGATAAAGTATCCATGTGCTTAAAGAGAATAGAAGAACTAGAGAGTAGAACACTATATCAAAGAAAAGACGCAACAGGTCAACCAACAGGAATGGTATACGTTCAGGGACAAACTAAGACACATGCACCAACAGCATCTATGCCAGTAGCACCTCGCTATGTGTATGGACAAAACGGTATCAAAATAGATGATACAAGCGAGACACGTTAGAAAAACAGTGAAACCAGCGGTGTAAAGAGAGGAAAAAAAGATATGGAAGATATATTCGACTTTGGCTTCACGGCTGTAACCGAAGAAGAGCTAGACGCAGTTCAGGAAGCTCAGAGTAGATCAGAGGGCGCCGAGGAGACTGTGGAAGCTGCAACAGCTAAAGTGGACAAGCTATATAATGCAGTGATACCTCTACTGAATAACCTAAAGAAGAACCCTGAGAAAGACTATATCCATTGGCCAAGCCGACTGACCAAAGTAGAGCAGTTCGAGGATATGCTAACTAAAATCTACAAATCATAACGATTCCTCTTGACATTAGTGGACACCTGTGTTAGGTTAGTGATAGAAAAAGAATCACTTATCTACTAGGAGACTACCATGTTATGTTATAGTTCAGATCAGAAGCCCGTTGTCAAAGCCCTTCAAGGCGAGAATTGGGACAATGAGGAGATCCAAAAGTACCTCTCTTATCTGAATAAGAAGCGGACCCTTATCAATACTGGTCGTAAGCATGGTAAATATTCGCGTGATAGTGACCGTTCTAAGGTATATAATTCAGAATTTAAGTATGAGCGTACATACGGCATGGGTCTCCAGTTTGCCAATATTGCCATGGCTCAAAAGTATTGCGATAAAGTTCTTGGTTCTGCCACTTGGAAGAAAATGAGCAAGGGTAGAGTTTCCGAGAATTTAGCTATAACCCTAGGAACTATGCGCGGCTCAAGAATTGCTGGCAGAGCGTGGGGGCATCATATTGAATTGAATACCACTCGCGGCTTAGACGATCTACCTATCGGATTGAACCAATACGTACTACTCCATGAGTTAGCTCATTCTATTGGTAATATGCACCACGATACACAGTTTCGTATTGATCTACTCAAGTTGGTATCACGGTTCATCGGTAAAGAGCAAGCCACTTATCTGAAAAAATGCTTTAAAGAAAAGAAGTTGAAGTTGTCAATCAATAAGAAAGTCATGGCACCAGACCAGTGGCGCAAGATGAGTCAGCGTATGTCTAAAGCGCGGAGTGCCATGAAGTGAGCAAATATACACCTAGAGTATTCTTTTCATATGAAATCGAGACTAGAAAGCATTGGGCAGTGGGTACTGAATGGTCCACCATCGGCAGTCGAGGAGATTCCTATGTCATACAGATGGTCGATAAGGGGTTTACTTGTAGCTGTCCCGCGTTTGTGAAGTGTAAACATATCAAAAAAATCGAAGAAAACTTCATTTAATGGTTGACAAGTGGTGATTATTATGCTAGGTTAGTTATAGAAACAGAATCACTAGAAGAAAGAGACCAAATGTTAGTTCAAACAACAATGACCTCGAACAACAAAACATGCTACTTCTTAGAAGCCCGTGGCACTAAATATGAAGTTGTTGATGATCGTGATGGTTTCTATACTGTTTGGTCTAAGCGCAATAGCCTGGGCACAACAAATCTTGTTCTAATGACATTGAAAGAAATGAAGGCTCGTTCAAAAGCCCTCAATCACCTCGCAACACTGATCGAAATGTAAGAAGGAATTATAATATGCAGGGACTTTTCATTTACGCAATCGTGTGTTTCATACTGGGATGTGTGTTTATTAGCCAAGGAGATACAGTTCTAGGACTATTGGTATGTGCAGCTGGACCTTTCTGGCTTGCACTCGCCCATTACCTAGAAACAAAGGATGACAAGTAATGTTAGAATTATTGGTAATAATGGTTATAACGATCGGTTTAGCTATTCCTTTAATTGGACTTATTTGGATGTTTTTGGATATGTTTAAGTAAAAACCTCTTGACATTAGTGGTATATTATGCTAATTTAGTTGTAGATAAAGAATCACTCTGTCTTGAAAGGACAACACTATGAAACTCAATACGCTCTTCCCTAACTCAGTCGATTTTGTCTCTGCTCATAACGGTGGAATTCAAATGTTTTCTAACATGAGTTTAGTTGGCTTCGGTAAGACAGCAGAAGCGATTGCATATGTTCTAAATACTAAGGGAATTGCTGCTGAAATCTTTCAATCATCGTCAATGGACTTTGCCACTGAAGAGGGTTTTGATACAGATGACGGTGCAAGCTTGCTGATGAAAAGAGCTTTTGAGTTGGTATAATATACCCCGCTTCACTAAGAAGAATCTTATTATAACAGATTTTCGAAAAGAGTCAAGTAAAATCAACACACTAAAGGAAAGAAAATGATTAAATCTCTGAGAGAAATTGGGTATAATGACGAGGGCAAGATTAATGGTCGCCAAGCCCAGAAGATCAAGCGGGCTATGCGTCGGAATACCAACAAAAGTTTTATAGTGAAAAGCGAAACCTTGAAGAAAAATCTTGACAAAGCTGGTAGAATATGCTAGTTTAGTTGTAGAAACAGAATCACTTGTCACGAAAGGACAAATCCATGATTACTCTTAAAAAGACTTCTATCATCGAATGGGCAACAGCTCCTCAAGGCACAGCCTGTGACTGGATGTCCCAGACAACCGTCGAAGAATTTGATGTTGAGACCGGCGAATCAACAGGGCTAAAAATCAAAGAGCCTGTAGTTGTAACTATGTTAGCAGAGGGATGGGCATAATGATTCGTTCTATAGTTCTCATAAGTATGCTCGGTGCCACTTCCGTAGCTGCACAAAATCAGCAATGCGAAATTCGCCAAGTTCCAGTATATGCAACTCATAACGAATGGGGTGGTGCTCTTGTTGGTGGCATTATCGGCAATCAAGTCGGTAACGGTCAAGGGAAAGTTGCTGCTACTATTCTCGGTATGATGCTGGGGCGTAATGTCGCTCAACAGACGCAGACAACCAGAATTGTTGGTTATAAGCAGGTCCAAGTCTGTACATATAATATTGATTCGAATCATAACGCACCTCACCAATACCAGAATAACACAAATGGTTATCCAATGCAACAGAATAATATGCAAACTTTAACGCAATGTAATGTTGGTGGGAGATTAGTGCGATGCTGATTAACACACATGGTATCGAAGTAGAAGAAAATGAACACGCCGTAGAACGCAAACAGTATAATGACATTGTGCCTAGGATAGAACATTCTGATATTGCTAAAGAACTGAAACAGCAGGCTGGAACGAATCACTTGTTCAAATGTCTGGACACTGTTGAGTGGCGTGCCGCTGATAGAATTATGGAACTAGAGTCTGAGGTCAAGAAACTAAAAGAATTGGTCCTTTATGTTCTCTTAGAGCGTGAAAAACTGGAGTCAAAATAATGAGTATGCAGATTGTTAGGGGTATGACTAGCAATAATTACAAGAAACGTAAGGTAAATAAAAAGAGTGGTTATGCCAAGACAGTTCGGGATCATGAGGCTTTCCTCAAAAAGATGGGTGTGAGCGATAAGCCTAGTAACTATCGCGCAGATATGCCAGATTTGAGTGTGAGAAAATCGGTTGACACCAGCGATGTAATATGCGATAATGGCATTAAGAAAACGAATCAGACGTATACGGGTAATGAGATTGCAGGAATTGTAACTACACACAAGAGCAATTTAATGCCAGTCCGTAAAGATAATAAGCAGGGTATAATTGACGCTGCTAATATGCGAAGGTAGAATAAGAAATGAATATCGGTAATCATGTTACTTCCCTTATAAGTGCCAATAATAATATGACTATTCCGTATTATTTAATGGCTTCGTATGCTTATTATAAAGAAGATGACCCCATATTCTCAGACGATTTTTATGATATGTTATCTAAAAAGATATTAAACAATTGGGATACTATAGAGCATTACCATAAGCATTTGTTAGATAAAGATTCTTTGAGTGCGGGCACATATTTAGGTGAGTATCCTACTATTGTAATTGACTCACTCGCTAATTTAAGAAGTATTCACGGTAAAAAGAAGCGGAAAAAGAAATGAAGTCAGTACGAATTAAAAGAATCCCTAGAAGCTTTGATAGTGATATTATGGATTGGCATATAACAGAATATCTAGGAGACATTGTACGGTGTGCATATCTCTATGAGAATGTGAGTGATGCAATGGAACATGTGGAGGATTTTTTAATTGAACTGGATTGAAATAGACCGAGTATTAAGGAGTATGGTTTCTATCTATAAAGATAGAGCTAAACTGTATGCAGATGTAAAGAAGAAATTTGCATGGAATAATAACCAAGCAAAGGCGGCACTAGATCCTATAGTGAATAAGATGGACGCTGTAGCAGCCGCTGTAGTCGAGCCAGTGAAGCCGAAACGTAAGAGGCGCACCAAAGCTGAAATGGAAGCAAGTCGAAAGAAAGTGCCTACTAAGGCAAAGAAAAAGAAAGGTAAGAAATAATGTTTACTATAGAACACGAATTTGACCATAGCGTCATTGTTGTCATGGACAATGACGGAAATCACGACGATGTGGAATTGATCTTAGATGAGGATAATGTCTATATTCGACAGTACGACGATGACGAAAGCTTTAATATCGTTGTCATTACACCCTTTATGCTCAAAGAAATATTGTCAGCATACGATAAAGCCGAGGGTGCATATCTTACAAATAAATTAAAAACCGCTTGACATTATAGGAGTATTATGCTAGGTTAGTCATAGAAAAAGAATCACTTGAAAGGGTTAAAACATGACTATCGAATTTGTACAATTAAATGATGTTTCTTATGAAATGAATGTCGATAAGATGAATTTTTCTGAAGATGTATCCACTGTTCTTGATACTTTGCCAGATCAAATGCGTTTGGTTCTGAAAGCACGTTTCGGATTTCTCTCAGAAGAAAAAATGACACTGGCTCAAGTCGGCGTACTTATGAATTTAGCTCCAGAGCGTATACGTCAAATCCAAGACAAAGCTTTGAGAATGTTGAAGCACCCTAGCAGAAGCCGTTTGCTTCGCACATATTTGGACCAATAATATGACTGATCTAGATGTAAACCAAATGGTAAATGACTATCTCGATTCCGGTGGTACTGTCACAAAGCGGAAACGCGCAGTCTGGGCAAAAGGTGCTCGGCTAAGACCGACGCAGCCAGTCGCCAAAAAATATCTCACATACTCAAAAACATATAGTGGTCCAGTAGGCTTAACCTCACTTAACTACAAAGCTGCGGGTGACCGCGCTGGTGGCTATAACACAAAGTACATGATGGATTCTAACTCATAAGAAACCGCTTGACAACTAGGGTAGAATATGCTAGTTTAGTTGTAGATAAAGAATCAGTCTTGAAAGGACTAAAAATGAACTATCTCGAATCTCTTTTTGATGAAATCGTCCATGACGTGATGGTTTCTGAAAAATTCTCTAAGCCAGTTGTTGCTCATTGCTTTAAAGAGCATAACTGTAACTGGGGCAGCATATGGACACTCTCAATTGACGGTGTTGCTCACCGCGGTGTTTATGCAGAGAAAATGGAATGCTTCGCCGATGTACTAGATCGTATTCAGCACGAATTAGATATGGAAAATTTACATATCCCGGGTTGTTCAGCCTACGCAAAAAAGTAGAAATAAAGGTTGACAAAGCTGTTAGAATATGCTAGTTTAGTCATAGAAACAGAATCACTTGAAAGAGAAAACAATGTATCGTATCAATCAAATCGCTAATTACCTACTCTGCACTCAAGATATTGCAGAAATGGTCCATGCTAGAATGTCTCATATGGACAATTCAGGAATGGGTCAAGATGAATGGGAATTCTGGGTTAATCATTTTTCGAAATATTTGATTTTGCGAAAGAATTGATCAATGCTTGATACGAATCACATGATTGCTTTCGTAGCCGTCGCCTTTATTGTTCTACTATGGAGTAAAAGAGTATGAATGAATATAGAGAAATCGCAAAAATGCTTCGTCAGATGATTGCCAATACACAATCATCAGAAGATCCAATTCCAGCTGGCCACATCATGGCTTTGTCAGAAGTCTTTGATGATAAGGCTGATACTATTGAATTGAAAATGATTGTTGAAATGCAAAGGAAAGCAGTAGCATGACTAAATATAATCAAGAGCATGGTAGCCCGTTTGATCGTGGTAACGCAGATTCGTATTATCGCAGGGCACCAGATCCACATCATTGGCCAGATGGCAGCTATAAAGGCTTTCGTGTTGACGAGTCTGATATGACGCCAAGTGAAATTAAAGCCTATAACGCAGGCTATGATCGAAATGAAAAAGACGGGAACTATAAAGATTACGGATAAGGGAGATTAGAATGTCAGTTTATCGTCACAAAAATTATGTCCTGGATATGAGTCAATCAAAATCAAGGGTATCCGATGATGATAAACTGATATTCCAAGGTTCTAACGAAGTCGCAATACCTTTGTTTGTATCTCTATGTGATGATAAAGTGGTAACGGCAAAGTTTATAAAATACTTGACTAATAGAAAATGATCTGTAGATCATATCACAATGAAATGATCGGTAGATCATATTATGAGGAAACAATCTAAATGAAAACAGCGACAACTCAAAGCGACCGTATGGCTCTTATCAAAGAGATTAACGAGCGGCGGAATACCATGGCTAAAGTAAAAAAGAAATCATCGAATTTGTTAAAAGCGAAGCCCGCGAAGCCTCGACAGCCTGAGCATACAGCGGCTTGGATAGAATCTGATCAAGATAACATTAACCACTATACTGATCCGGCTCGCTATGCTGTTGAACACTACGGTGAAACTCTATATGAGACAACACGATTTGATAATGATTGGGGAGATTACTAATATGTTTACATATGAGCCACACGTGAGAACGCAATACCTTGGCAAAGAGTTCTGGAAAGTTCTTATCGGCAAAAAAATCGTTGCAGTTACATCTTCGGAGGAAAAGGCTATCTCTATGACAAGTAGCTTAAATGCGGATCCTTGGTTCTTTGATCGAGGTCAAACTAGAAAAGAAAGGTATGGTCTTTGAGAGGATTAGCTTATCGGCGGAACAAACTACGTCTGAAAAAAGAACGTGTCCAAAGGCATAGGGAATCTATTTTCCCTGTCACTGGTCCAAGACAGATAGGGATACATGCTCGGAGTCCGAAAATGTGTTCCTGTCATATGTGTGGGAATCCACGAAAATACTGGAAAGAAGAAACCTATCAAGAAAAACGAGAAAACTGCAAATTAATGGTTGACAAAGTGGGTGAGTTGTGATACCTTAGTTATAGAAACAGAATCACTTGTCTTGAAAGGACGCATTATGAATACCACTTACTGGAACCAGAACGGTAAATATCAAGCTGAATATACACGGTTGGTAGAAGCTGTTCCCGTGATGGGAAATGCGAAATCCCTGTCCGGTGAAATGATTCGTGCAGCTAGTCGGTTAGCACATGATCTGTATAACAACGGAATGGGAAATAACACTTCTGGTGCAATTAACTTCTTATGGAATAGAGATGCTATCAGTCGTGAAACTTTCAACACTATTCATCCATATACACGTGGTCGTCTTTATGAAGGTACATACAACGGCGATTCTTTTCAACTCGCTATCGAAAATATGATAGATACGACTATCGAATTTATCCTTAAAAACAAGCTTGAATCTGTCCATAATGATGACGATATATTCAATTATGAAGATGAAGAAATGCGTTTCTGTGAAGAATGTGGTGACGATATATGCGAATATAGCAATTCGATATGCGATGATTGTGAGGACAACTTGAACGACATGTGGGAAGATGAAACCGCTTGACATTGTAGTAGTATTATGTTATGTTAGTTGTAGAAAAAGAATCAGACCCGAAAGGACACTACTATGAATACTTTTGATTATGAATTGCCAGACTTCTGGGCTACTGCTTTGTTCTACGATGATACCTCAAGCTTTGATACCTACGAGGAAGAAAAAAGTTTCCAGGAGTTTTGCTCTTATATGTTGAAGGAGCATGGAACTTCTGAGCCTGTTGATTGCAGTGAAGATCCTAGCTTCACTAAATATCACGATGCTACCAGCTTCGGTGTACTAGCGTGTAACACTCTAACATACACGTTTATTGATAACAATGGAAATCCTAATACTAGCGCAAATGTAACCTTAGCGCATACTATGGAGAACTAATATGAACCACTATGAAGAACATGCTGTTTGGGTTTTAATGACAAAATTTGCGGATTATATATCTGTACATGGAGTTTATCTCACTAAAAAAAGTGCAGAAAAAGATTTAAAGAAAATAGTTACAGATGATATCGAAGCTTGGATAGAAGGACATGAGGTAATAGCATGAAAACTAAAGTTTATTCAATTCTTTTGAATGGTGAGTTTATGACTACTATTCGGGAAATAAGTGAATTTTGCGCTATCAATAGATTCAAAGATATGTGGAACTATCCTGAAAATGCAAAAATCACTGCAACTATATGGAGTCCTTATGAAATTCTCTGAGTTAAACTTTAATCGAATGAGTAACGGTGGTAATCAAGCTATCGTTAATGTTGGTAATCAGTATGGGTTGTCTATTATCGATAATGGATATGGTAAAGAGCGCGGGCTGTATGAAGTGGGTACGTTGTTTCATGGCGAACTTAAAAATCTGCTGCCGTCAATGACCGGGGACGACACAGTAGTTGGATATTGTACGCCTGATGCGGTAGAAATGATCTTTGAAGCGTTGTCGAGATTGGTAGCCATCAAAGCATAAAAGTATATAAATACTTAGAATAGAATTTCTGAGGACTATAAAATGAAAAGTTTTAAGGCACATTTAGCAGAAGCAGGACTTTCAGCCGAACGGCAAGAAACTGCATTTGTCGAATTGGTAAATACTTCTGTTAAGATGAATGATGATAGACCTATAACACTGATAACAAAAGACGCGACTATAAAGAATGTATTAAAGGCTGAGAAATTTGAAGGTCGCCAAGAGTCTGGATCAGAGCCTTATACAGATATTAAACTCATAACATCA